AAGTTGTCGAGGCTGGTTTTTATACTGTGATTACAAGTCCCGGAGGGAGGGTGTCCCCGTACCCGTACCCGTCCCCGTCCCCGTACCCGGTCCCGGTCCCCGTCCCCGGTCCCGTACCCGTACCCGTCCCCGTCCCGGTCCCCGTCCCGTACCCGTACCCGTCCCCGTACCCGTACCAGCACCTGGTCTTTGGAATATCAGCTAGTGGCATTAGATTCCCCCTTCTTGAATATCAATCGCGTTTTTTACAAGATTGAATGGGGCTACCCATTTTTTGCATGGATCAATCTTTGTTTTTTCCGAAGGCTGATGCGAGGTGAGGCGTGCAAGTCCACCGTCCGGTTCAGAGTAGTACCGGATATTCCCGCCGTTTCGCCCAACGATTGTATCGCCGACGATTTCGATATCTCCGAAGTAGATAAACCCCTTGTCGAGGACCACGATCATTCGTCCGGAAAATTGGGAGTTTGATTCTGGTTTATTCGATTTTGAAAGCGTTGCGCCAAGTTCTTCGGCAATGATTTCTTTGAGAAGTCCACGGATCATATTCTATCCTTTCGTTTGAGAAACCCCATCCTTGATTGGCGGGGTGAAACCATCCGGGCGGCTTTCGCTGCCAGAATGGGGGCTTTGGGTTCACCTGGCGGGGGTGTGGTTCAGGATCAGATTTCGGGCGATTGATGCGTATCCGTGCCCGTGTGATTCGTCCTCCAGACTGATTGGCATAATGGCACCGGCACACTTCTTATCGGTTCCGATTATAAACACCGGTCTCTTCGTTTGAGCTCGGGTGTAAAGCCCACGATCCTTGTCGCTGCCCAGTTCGGTGTCAAGATTGATTGCTCGGGTGTCGTCAGGATTGATCGGCACAAGCAGCACAACGCCCTGCGATTCGTACGGTTCTCCTTGTACGGCTTGGGCTAGAGCGTTGAGAAGGTTGGGGTTTACGCAAAAGGCTTGGTATTCGGTATCGGACGGGTGAATATCGCTTACAGGTGGAAATGATCCTTCGACGAATCTAGAAGCCTGCCCGAGGTCGCCGTCTTTGGGCTTGTGATCCTTACCGATCATTTGTTTCGATACGGTTTGTCCAGTTTTTACGAATCCGCCTACCGTGTCGCCGTCGATACTGATTTGGTAGTATTTGGCGTTTTTGGTGGGGTTCTTGCCGATCGTATCGGAGGCAATGATCGCGTGCGAGTTTTCGCCGTCGATCTCGCCGATATCACGGACACACAAAATCCGCCCGTTTGTGGCGGCTACCGATCCCTTCCCGTCTTTGATGATGAGATTCAATCCCTCAATCGCATATCGGCCATTCTCGCGGCTTATGCAATGCGAAAGGGTATTCGGCAAGGTGATTGTTGTTTTCATATCAGATCCTCATTTCTGCCCGGTTTTCGGGCGGTTTGGTTTCAGAATGTCGCCGATCCCGTTTCAGAGGTCGGCGGCTTGACGGTTCATTGTATCACATATAGCCGACAAAATCCCGCGATTCGTCAAAGATTGCCAGAATCCACAATCCGCGCCCGCCTGGTGGTGGCTTTGGGGCGTAGTGCCAATCGTCGGCGGGGTCGGCGTTGAGCTTGGCGGCGAGGTCGCGGGCGGCTTGTTCGGTAAATAGGGCGGGGGGGTGGTCGATCATGGTCCAGATCCTTTTTAGCAGAGGGCGAGGAATGCCCAGAATGCGAGTGTGAGTATTTGGCGGGTCATGGTTTCCCTATCGGCTGTTTTGGGTTTGGGCTTGATTCTTCTTCTTGAAATACTCGCCGATCATTTCGTACGCTGTGTATTCGCAGGAATCAGGCTCGGGGCCTGATGTCATACCGGGCTGGAATACCTGCCCGATTGCCGACAATGCGGCGTATTCGGTCGAGTACTGCCCGGCGTGCCATTCGTTCAATGACCAGTACGCGCCTACAAGCAATCAAGGTAGCATTCTAACCCTTCACCGATTGACCATGTAGACGAATCAGTGTCCGCGTCCATAACGGAATCGGATAGGTCAATCAATGCTTGGGGTAAGTCGATCTCGGGTCCGCCGATTCGGAAAGTGTCGGATTCCATGATTACCATGTATGCGGCGGTGATTGTTTCGTTGTTCATTGTCAGGTCCTCTATGGTTTTGGGCTTATGCCCGGTTTGGGTTTGTGATAATGAGAGCGTACACTACTTGTCGGGTGGATCAAGGGCTGTTCCGTTGATTATTGTTATATTGTGGACAAATCGACGATACTGGGCAATCAGGGCGGATAATACTGTAAAGTTTTTACACGAGATCAAGCAAGAATCGTAGTTTGGTTATCCATCCCGACGGTATCCGGCTCAATATGCCCTATACAGACTACCCATTGGGACCGATACGATGACTCTGGTTATGCAGAGGCTTAGGCTTTGGCTCAACAGGTACAGGCTCATCCAACACACAACGCTTGCACAGTTGGTCATAGTCAATGCCACGCCGTACACACTCGGCCCGTACACGCTCGTCTAGAGCCCTGGCATGGGCCTGCATAACCGTAGACCATGATTCGACCGGCAAGCCGAGTAGGGCGGCTCTAGAGCGGGTGGAGCGGATAGAGGATATCACGCTGCGGGGCATTCGGACATTGTGGGCGGGGTAAGCACAAAGCTCATAAGCCCCGTTTATGGATGGCATAAGTAGAATCTATGGGGACATAAGCAAAAAGAATGGGAGGGAAGGTTAGAACGGTTCTAAAACTGCTTCACGATCTGCCCGTATGAGCCCCGTTTGTAGCCAATGCTACACGATGGTTCGGTGCCCTCCCACTGCACCACGACCGACACCCCCAATCCATTGCCGATCGTGGTGTTTGCCCGTGTTTCTGTGCATTTAGAGCGGTTTGCTAGTACTAGCTATCCTGCGTGAGACTAGGGAACCGCGTGTGTTGCCTATCCCCAACCACCAAGTGACCCCCAAACCCCCAGGGGGGGGGTTGCCCTCTATCTAATAAACCCTCCCTCTCAACTTTTTCCAACAATTTACGATTTTTCGGTGTATGGTGTGTGGCGAATGTTGAGGACTCGATATCCTTCCCCCTTTTCTCGCCTCTTTCTTGACAGGTGTTGTTGGTTGGTGTAGTGTGTGGTTGAAAGGTTGGTGATATGATGGGTAAGGAGATGTCTAACCGTGAGGCTCTTGTGGTGATGTGGGGTTTGATTGGCGGTTTTTTCGTTGCTTGGTTTGCTGTTGTGGTGTTGATAACCTATCTTTTTGGGAATGCGGTTTAGGTTTACCGGGCGATTGTGCCCAAGAAAGGACTGTGATATGAGTACGATTTCAAGTGGCACTTGTGGTGGGGATAGTTGTCTGCCGTCAACGGTGACAAACCTGATTACGGCGTATGCCGATGGTTTGTCCTCGATCAATGGACGGTTGTGTGATTTATCGTTGAATGCTTCTCAGAGGGTGGATTCGCTGGTTGGGTGTTCGCCGTCGCCACCCAGTTCGGCTAGTGATTCCGCTGTTCCTGGCAACCCGCTTGCGTGTGCGACTTCGGTTCTTGCCGATATCTGTCGGCACATTGATTCTTTGGAGTCGATTGTGGCTCGCATTTGACGGTATGATACGAAGTACGCACGGATTTCCGCCTCTCCCGCCTTGGTGACGGTGAAGCGACCCGTGTTTCTTGATGATTGCGGATTAGTTGAGTTGGTAGAATGCCGGGCTCATAACCCGAAGGTCATCGGTTCGAGTCCGATATCCGCTATTTACGACGGTAGCCCCGATGGTGTAATGGAAACATTCCCGGTCTTGCAAAGAGATTCGGGCGATCTCGGGTTCGATCCCCGACAGGGGCATTTCAACACTTCTCCCCGTTGGGCGCGCCTCTTGACTGCCGCGTCGGTTGAGGGAGATCGCAGGTGCCGACTACAATGGAGCACCTCATTCCAGATGCGTGAATGGCTGGAAAACTCAACACCCTCGTTCGTTGCAGGCGGGGGTGTTGTTGCATCCTTACTTGACTTCTTTCTTATTCAAGAGTATTCTGTGTGCATGATGAGTAGCCAACGACAGGAACAGATGGAGCGGGTGATCGCGGTCTTGTTGGCCGACGGTGGCCGCGTGCGCTTCTGCTGTTTGGCCGAGATGCAGGTGGGATTGAGCGTGGTTCGTGCGATTTATCTGCTCAACAGTTGGGGCGTTGGACACCGAACGATCTTCTTCGAGTACTCGGTTTGTGTTCAAGCGTTCTCCAAGGATGGTCGCGGGCGGGGCTCGATTGAGTTTGTGTGCAAGAAGGTCGTCAAGTAAGTGGACAAGTTGTGGCATGGGTGCTAGTGTGTAGCGAAAGGGGTGAAGGATGATTACGGATCTTGAAAAGACGGCTTCGCAAACGATCGGCCTTGCGAATGGCATTCCGTTGGGGTCGCATGTAAAGATCGGCATTGATGCGACGGGGCGCGATTTGCACATTGGGCACCTTGTCCCGTTTTCAGCATTTCGTTCTTTGGTTCGTCGTGGTTGCAAGGGTACTGTTGTCATTGGTGACATAACCGGACAGATTGGCGATCCGTCGGGGCGAGACACATCGAGGCCATTGCTTTCGTTTAGTGAAACATCGAGAAATGCGGCTGATATCATGGCCCAGATATGTCGATTCATGGGCGATGGGGGGGAGTGGGGTTTTGTAAAGAACTCGGCCATAAGACCGCCAATGGATGATCTTTTTGAGCTTCTTGGCAGTGTGTCTATTCGTTCAATGCTTGGCAGGGATCATTTCTCGAAAAGACATGCTTCCGGGGGGTCAATATCCATTCTTGAGATGGTGTGCCCTGTCCTTCAGGCGTGGGATTCCATCAGCCTTGGGTGCGACCTTGAGATTGGGGGCAATGACCAGTTGGCAAACTGTACACTTGCAAGGGATTTGATGGGTCGTCTTGGGATGAAAAAGCAGGCGATTATGCTGTTTCCGATACTTACTGGAACAGACGGAAGCCACAAGATGAGCAAGTCGCTTGGAAACCATATTTCAATGAACAGCACGCCCGACGACGCTTTTGGAAAAACAATGAGCATTCCAGACGGCCTGATGGATGAGTGGTTTTCTCTTTTGTTCCAGTGTTCTTCTCCGCCAGGGCTAGAGGTTGTAAAAAAACAAGCACTGGCACTTGCGGTCGTTGAGATGCTTCATGGCAGGCAAGCCGCGAAAGATTCAATGAAGAGGTTTGACTTGGTGTGCAAGCAGAAAGTTGCCATCCCTCATGGTAAAACGGATGTGCCTCTCGGATCTACCGTTGTTGATGCTCTTGTTTTGTGTGGAATGGCCCAGTCTCGTTCGGATGCGAGAAGGCTCATTACTGGTCGCGGCGTGAAGATTGACGGGAATACCGTTTCCTCTATACATGAGATTATCATGAAAAATGGTGTATTACAAAGGGGTAAGAGGAACTGTGTGTCTGTTGTTGTGGGTGAAAGGGTTATGGTGAAGGATGATTGAGAACGATCTGATTGGCGACACTTCGACGGTGCTTGATCGCGGGTTCCGCGAGGTGGCGAAGGATTATCGTGCGTTTTGCCGGACGGCGGATCGGTACACGATTGGCGTGTTTGTCCGTGTGCGTAAGAAGCAATGGCGAGACATGGATCGCTTGGAGCGTTTTATTTCCAAGGCAGACTTCGTTCGTTTCCATGAGTGGTTGTTCGATACAAGGCTGCCTTTGGGTTCTATCGGACCACGCGACGCGGCGAAGTTGGCAATATCATTTCTGGATCGCATCGACGCTGATGTGATTCACGATACTTGGGTGACAGAGAAAGGGGATCTTGATGAGTGGGCAAAAACAGAAGGTTGAGGGGCACAACGCCGAGGCACTATCGAAACTCCCTTTGAGCGGCGACGGCCTCCCTATCGCACCCAGCATGTCGGTGACGGTGGTGGACTCGACCGGCACCACGGCCTCGGGGATCATCCCCCATATGTTCGTCGCCACGGTTGTATCCGTGCAAACACGCACGATTCGGGCTCGCAAGGAGAACGATAAGGCGGTCATCGTTATGCCGCATATGTGTTTCTTCGATGCCGATCGTGCGATGCGTCGATACAAGGCGATTGGGGGGCATGATGAAGGCTGAGACCGCGAAACTTATACACAAAGAAACCAAAGAGGTACTTTGTGAAATAAAATTGTCGATTTCTGTCTCTAGAGATGCGATCACAAAGCACCTGAAACAGGAAGAAAAATATATTGGCGAGGGTGATGTCGAGGAAACATACCGCCTCAGCGTACACCTTGATAACTACAGATACATTTCCGCAGTGGCCGGCGACTATGCTGAGAAAAACAGTGTTTCAAGGGATCTGATACGCTCGGAATACAGTTGGGGAGGGTGGCGATGAAGGTTGAGTTCTATATCTTTGATCGGAACAGAGAGGTTCGCCGCCGGTTCATTGCGGATCTTGGTTTTTCTGAAATCGTCATTCAAGATGGCGATCTTTTGCCTGAATCGGATCAAAAACTGTTGTACATGAAATCTGCAATCCAGCATATTTTAGAAATAGGCCGCTCGGAAGCCAAGGAAGCAGATTTGACATTTTGCTACACAATAATAAAGTGGAAGTATCTTGATTTGCACAACAAAATGACAAAAGGAGGACGCGATGAAGGTTGAGTTCTGGACATCCATCGGCTTCAAGGACGAGCATCGTGTGGTGCTTGACCTTTCCGCCCTCGGGATCGACCCGGTGAAGTTGTCCGAGAAAGAGTTGAAGCGTGATGTTGAACAGGCATTTGTCGAGTGGCAATCAGACCGTCTTGATGGCGGATGGGAGATGAAGTAATGGATCGTATTATTCTACAGTCAAGCCCTGCGAAAGACCCGAAGGTTCGGGTTGAATCCATATTGGTTCGAGAGGTCGATAAGGTGTCTATATCCAAATCGGAGATTGAACTGGTTATCAAGTCGGATGATCTGCGATCTTGTTCTCAGTGGCGAGTGATTCGGTCCGGAAGCGGTGGCGGGCAAGCGGTCATTAGCCTCTGCCAGTTCGATATGTTTCAGGAAGATGTGGGGACGGAGTAATGGCAATCACCGAAAAACAGGCAGCGGATCGTAAGAAGGGTATTGGCTCATCCGATGTGGCTTGCATCTTTGGAATGAACCCGTACCGAACCGCGCTTGACCTCTGGCTGGAAAAAACTGGGCGTGTTGATTCGTTCACTGGCAACGAGGCAACGATGTGGGGTGATTTTATGGAACCCGGTATCTTGAAGTATGTCGAACACGCCCTCGGCGAGAAGGTGTATGCGCCTAAACAGACCTTTGTGAAAGGTATTCTCAGAAGCAATGTCGATGGGATGGTTGGAAAGTTTGCAAAAGGTCAACCGATTGTTGAGGCCAAATCTTCCTTGGTTGACGCTGGGTGGGGCGAGCCGGGAACCGATCAGATCCCCGATATGGTCATGCTCCAAGTGCAGCACCAACTCATCTGCGCCGAGAGCGATGATGCGATTGTGTGCCGCTTGAGTCACCGCAAGTTCGACATCTACTGTGTCGGCATCGACATTGATCTGTGCCATGCGATTCAGACCCGTTGCGAGAAGTGGTGGATTGAACATATTGTCGCCGATGTTGCACCCGAGGCTTCGGGCATGACAGATTCGACCAAGGAATACTTTGCGTCCATGAAGCGCGAGAACGACACGGTTGCCGAGATCGACCCCGAGATGGCCAAGCGGCATATCGAGATCACGGCGATCATCAAAGACTTGAAGGATGAACAGTCAACGATCAAGTCGTTGCTCATGCAGCAGGTCGGCGAGGCGAGTCGTGGGCAGGGCGGCGGGTACATGATGAATGTGACAGTGGTGAAGGGCAAGCAGACGGTTGATTCCAAGCTGTTGAAGATGCGTCACCCCGATGTGTATGAACAGGTGTTGAAAACAAACAATCCGCACACGCGGGCAATACCAAAGAAAATGAAGGAGGCGGAATGATGCCTGATATTGGACTGGAAACAGTGAACGAGAGTACCGGCGAAGTGAAAGCACCACAGGATTTGGTCATCAAGGCGATGGTCAAAGCTTGGGGCGAGATTGGCTCGGTTGTCAAAGACCGCGAGAACACTTTTCACAAGAACAAGTACGCCACCCTGGACGCGATCTTGGCCTACACCAAGCCTATCCTCGCGGCCAACGGGCTCGCCTTGGTCATGCCGCCAACGGTCACACCTGAATATATCAAGATCGGTGCCGTGTTGTATCATGAATCAGGGCAGATGCTTGATCTTGATGCGGGTATGCAGATCAAGATCACCAAAAACGACGCGCAGGGCATTGGCTCGGCGATCACCTATGGAAAGCGGTATCAACTCTCATCCCTGTTTGGCATTGCCACTGAGGATGACGACGACGGCAACCGTGCGTCGGGCAGACAGCAAGGGAGCCCTAGCAAGCAATCAACGGCTGCGAGAGTCAAACAACAGCAGCCCGAGTCGATCAGAGAGCCAATCGGCCCCGAGCGCGCCGCCAAGTTGCTCGAAGCGGTGTCGGGTGCCGGGCAGACGCTTGGCGGGCTCCGCGAGTATCTCAAGGGGCTCAAGAACATGGACGCGGCTGAAGTGGATTCAGCCGTAGAGAACTGGCCCGATCGCTGGTCGCCACAGATTGGCAAGTGGATCAAGCGTGAAGGCGCGAAACAGGAGAAGAATAATGCCGAGTAAGCACCCAAAAATGGACGATATCCGTGTCACACGCAAGCGGATGGAACTGCTGATTACCTCTTGCAAGGCCGATTTGGAGCTTGATTTGAGTGACGCGCACAAGATGGCGATCCATAATCTCATGGCAGCCGGGGCTGCACTTCAATCAAAGGTTTCTCAAACCGAGTACACTATCCGTGCAGAGAAACTGCAATCCGATTTTTGATCTCTCTCCTTGGCCCCGTCCGTACTGTACTGCGGGCGGGGTTTTTATCACACACAGAAAGACATAATGGCACTACTCAACAAGTCGGTCATCAATATCGACGAAATCAGTACCAGTACCGAGACACAGATTCGTGTCACGATGAATATCGACCAGATCGAGCATTATGCCGAGCGTATGCAGGAAGGTGATACATTCCCGCCTGTTCTGATATTCAAGGTTGGCAACGAGTATATCCTGGCCGACGGATTCCACCGCATCGCCGCCGCCAAGCAACTCGGGCTCAAGAAGATCAGTTGTTCGGTCGAGGGCGATGGGGACGCGATTGATATCGTCCGGGCAGCGATCCACGGCAACACGATCCACGGCTTGCCGATGACCAAGCAGGACCGCCTCAAAGCGATCAACTTGTTCGATCGGATTGCCAAAGGCCGGTTTGGAAAGTACGCCACCACCCGCGAGGTCGCCGAGTTGGTTGGATGTTCGCACACCACGGTTGCCAATATCCGCAAGGACCGTGAGCATATCCCGCAAGGTGATTTTGGAGATTCTGGCTTGGAAAGTTTTGCCAAGAAGAACGCCTCTGACGATCCAGAAACGCAGGAAATCGGCGATAATGAGCAAATCGAGCGGAGCAATGCAACGGTCGGAAATGGCATTGCGATTGGCCGTGAGTACGCCAAGGCGTGCAAGAATCTCGTCCGTGTGTTTCGCAAGACGGTGCGGGAGTTTGCCGACGAGCCTTCAGGCGTGATGATTACGGGGCACACAAATGTCCTCAATCGCTTGCTGGATGATATCGGTGCCATTGTCGCCGGGTGTGAGCCGGTGGACGAGTGCGATTTGTGCAAGGGTGCCGGGTGCCATTCGTGCAAGCAGAGCGGGTTGCTGTTCGCCGAACAAGCAAAGAGCTTGCAGCGGGATGAAGAAGCGATCGGGGGTGCGTGATGATTCTAGGAAATGAGCCAACGCTTGAGTTTGATGAAAATGGAAATGTGACAAAAGAGTCTTCGGATGAAAAACTCAAGTACAGTATCAACCTTCTTGTTCAATCCCTTGTCGATCGTATTTTTGATCTTGAAGCGATTGAAAAGAAGTTTCGCAACGCTCTTACTTTGATTGACATTCACCCAATCGACTACCGGATTGGCGTTGCTGAGAATGTGCAGATCGTTTCGGACATTGCTCACAAGGCGTTGACCGAGCATCCTGAATGATCCGTCGCCCCTACCAAATCGAGGCGGGTGATGCTGTCCATAAGGGGTGGAAGAACCATCAAACCGGCTTGGTCGTGTCTCCAACAGGCACGGGTAAGACAGAGATGTTCATCCATGAGATCAGTATTGCGCGTGAGCAGGGGTTGAAAACCATCATCCTTGTCGATCGCATCAACCTTGTCTCACAGACGGCCAAGCGGATCAATCGGCGGTTGAATATCTGGCCCGATCTTGAGCAAGCCGATATGTACGCCGTGACCAAAGGGCCGAATGCCGCCGATGTAGTCATTGCTACGATCCAGTCGTTGCGCTCTGGCAAGGATCGCAAGCGGTATGAGCGGTTCAATCCGATGCACTTTGATCGGATGCTGATCGACGAGGCTCATCTCACGATCACGCCTTCGACCATCGAGACCGTGCGGTACTTCCTTGACGGCAACCCCAAGATGCGGATGTGTGGGTACACCGCGACTCCCAAGCGTGCTGACGGGCTTTCGCTCGGCCAGTTGTACAAGGAATGCTTCTACCGCTACGATATCCGCGCGGCGATCAAGGATGGCTGGCTGGTGCCCATTATGGGTATGGTTTCGGTTGTAAAAAGTTTTGAGTTGAAACCAATCAAGGGCGGCAGGGATTGGACAGCGAACGAGATCGCTGAAAAAGCAGAAAAAGAGGGTCCACTTCTGGAGATGGTTGGCACCCTTCTTAGGCATTGCGAGAATAAACGAACACTCGTATTTTGTGCAAGAGTTTCGCACGCCGAACTTGTGGCCGCCAACTTGAACAACAAACGGCCTATGTGCGCAAGGGTGATTCACGGTGGCACGCCCGAGCCTGAGCGAAAACAGATCCTTGCGGCCTATGAGAATGATGAGTTTCAATACCTATGCAACTGTGCCGTGCTGACTACCGGGTTCGATTCGCCCGGTATTCAGGTAGTAGCCATGTGCCGGCCAACGAAGTCGTGGAGTCTTTTCACACAATGTGTCGGTCGAGGCTTGCGACCACTAACGGGAATTGTGGATGGATTGGACAGCCCTGAGGATCGTGTCAATGCGATCACTACTTCTTCCAAGCCGTATGTCGAGGTCATCTCGTTTGTGGGTCGCAACGGTGCCATGAACCTTATTGGCCCCCAGCATGTGCTTGCGGGCGATATGGCCCCGCCCGAGGTTGGCGAGATTGCTAATGAGTTAGATGACGGCGAGGGGGAGTTGACCGATACCAGTGAGTTGCTTGAGAAGGCCGAGGAAGAATACGAGGAACGGTTGCGGTACGAGCGTGAGAACGCCCCGGTGGAGATCAAGGTTGAGTACGGGATGCAGCGCACCGATCTGTTCAACAAGCGCGAGTTTCAGATCGCTACGGAGTCGAGGGTGGATATCCCGAGCGAGTGCCAGTGTGCGTACCTGGTTGCCGCCGGATTCAAGAAGGAAAAGGTTGAACTGTGGGATGGCGAGATGGCGCGGCGGGCAACAAGGCTGGTGCAGGATCGGCACGCGGACGGGCTTTGCACGGTCAAGCAAGCGTTGTGGCTCAACAGGCAAGGGTACTCAAAGGTCGAGTTGCGGGTGATGAGCAAGAAGAAGGCTTCAAGCATCATGTCTCGTCGATTCGGCGGCTATTCAAGAAAGTGAGGAAGAAAAAGTGGTAGTAAGTGGACAAGTCGTGTATGTGCGGGTACGATGGAAGGCGGACGACAGGTACGGGGGTTCCGTGTTCGGCGATACGGTTCAGGTCGAGCCGGTCAATGACAAGGGCGAATCGGACGGCTCAACCGTTTGGGTCGATCCAAAGTCGGTGATGACCAGTGGCGAGATCGTCCGCAAGATAAGGGGTGAACGATGACGGGCCTTTGTAAACCCAAAGACCGATTATTGTACGAGAAGTGGCACACCTACGGGTGGAAGAAGTACCATCAGGGCGTGGGGCGTATCGCTGTGCCTCGGGATCAAAAAGAACAATGGTTCAACGAGGGTTGGCAAGCAGCAAAGGACAAGCATGATTTTCAGAAGGAAAAAGAAACAGGTCATCCAAGAGGTCGTCAAGCAGGAGGCCCCAGTGTTCTTGGATCTCGCCTCGAACCTAGAACTTATGAATGAGATGCAAGTCAGGTATAGCAGTTTCCTGCTCATCCGATTTGATGGGAAAACAACCCGAGTCACCGGCGGATTCAAGGTGTCATCCGGTGCGGAGTTCGAGTTGATTGCAAACAGTGCGTTATCTGCCATTGATGAGATTGCCAAAGACCTTGGGATTGGAGAATCAGAATGACCACCACAGCACGCATCGAGATCACGCTCCCTTGGCCCCCGTCAGTCAATGGGTACTTTGTTCCCGTCAATGGCCGCCTGATCCTTAGTAAAAAAGGGCGAGACTACAAGAAGGCGGTTGGGATGGTCGTCATCGCCGATGGAAACCCGTCGATCATTGGAAACATCGTTGTGACCGAACACTTCTTTCCACCAAGCAAACAGAAGCGGGATATTGACAACCACCGCAAGGCGTACAGGGACGGTCTAAAAGAGGCGGGTGTTATTCAAGATGACTCATTCATCAAAGAAGACCACGGGTATTGGTGCGAGGTTGACCGAAAGAACCCGCGTGTGGAGTTGGTTATTGAGCGTATCGGTTCCACCCTATGACCATCACCTACGCCAGCGTGTGCGACGGGATCGGGGCAGCCCATGTGGCGTGGCAACCGCTCGGGATGCGGTGTGCGTGGACCTCGGAGATTGAGCGTTTCCCGATCGAAACCGTTGAACAGCGATGGGGATTCACCAACCTTGGCGACATGACCAAAATCAACACGGGAGAGGCAATCAATGAGCACGGACGAATCAACCTCCTTGTGGGGGGCACCCCCTGCCAATCTTTCTCCGTCGCTGGACTCCGCAAAGGATTGGATGACCCGCGTGGCAACCTCGCCCTTGTCTTTCTTCGACTTCTTGACGATCTCCGCCCCGAGTGGGTGGTGTGGGAGAATGTCCCCGGTGTCTTGTCGTCGAGCGAAGGACGGGATTTTGGTTCCTTCCTCGGAGGGTTGGAGGAACTCGGGTATGGGTGGGCCTACCGAGTTCTTGACGCTCAATATGTCCGAGTGGAATCACACCCTTACGCCGTTCCCCAGCGAAGAAGGCGTGTGTTCGTTGTCGGATATCTTGGAGATTGGCGCCGTGCCGCAGCGGTATTATTTGAGCGAGAGGGCATGTTCGGGCATCCTCCGCCGAGCCGCCAATCGAGGAAAACCATTGCCGCCGATGTTGCTCCGTGCCTTGTCAGCAGTGGCCGGGGGGTCGAAAGATCGGGAGATACCAGAGGCCAAGATCCGGTAGTCGCAGTCGTCGCCCGCTCGCTGACTGCGCGGATGGACGGATCGCCCTGCGTTGATCGTGGTCCTGAAATGATCGTCCAACCATTCCCGGTCGCCAACTGCATGACCAGGCGGATGCACAAGGGGATCAACTCGACGGTGGACGAGGGCCAAACGCCGGTTATTGGCATCCGCAAATCCAAGCGTGCCCAGGTCGTCGATGGTGATGAATCATGGGTAGACGATGGGGTATCCAACACGCTCAACGGGTTCGATGTCGGCGATGTTCGATCAACGAGTCTGGCCGTTGATATGAGTGCCCGACGGCTCACACCGCGTGAATGCGAGCGGTTGCAGGGCTTCCCTGATGACTACACACTGATCCAATACCGGGGCAAGCCCGCGACGGACAGCCCGAGGTACAAAGGGCTCGGCAACACAATGTCCGTGAATGTGATGAGTTATATCGGCCAACGCATCATCCTCGCCAACTCGATCAACACCCAACGAAAGGAAACACAATGAACAAGTACGCAAAGCGATCACTCATTTTTCTCACCACTATGGTCATCTTCTATATATCCCAAAACACATACTTCGGATGGAACACGCATCCAGAATCGCGGTACGAAAGCGTCGCCAATGTCATCGTCTTTATCCTCGTGATACTCACAATCCGCGACCAAATCATTGCAACGGTGCTTGAAATACTCAAAGAAGAGAAGGGTGGTGCGTGATGGTTGATATGTTCTCAACGGCTCCCAAGTGTCCGGTATGTTCCAAGGTGGTTCAAGGCAGCGAGATAACTTGTTCGATAATCTGCGAGCAAGTTGTCCATGACCAACTCGCCGCGAGCCGGGCGGAGTGTGAGAGGTACCGAGTGGCATTGGTAAAGATCACAACTGAGACAGATACAAGATGGAAAACCCTAGTGCTCACACCAACACCCGAAGCGATGAGTCGGATAGCCCTCCAAGCCCTCGCCCAACCCAAAGGAGATGAAGATGGAAAGTGAAACACTGACTGAGATAGAGATGCGGCTCTCTAATGTAGAAGCAACCGCAAAGTTGATATGTGATCTAAATGAGACTCTCCGCACCGAGAACGCCGAGTTGCGGGCGGTGGTGGAGAAGTTGCCCAAGACGGGGGACGGTGTGGCTATCACGCCGGGCCAATACCTTGTCCATTCCAGAGATGGAGAAATAACCGCAGTAGTGGTTGAGGCTATTCTGGATGGGTCTGTAAACTTCGAGTACATTGATGATGGGTCTGGAATTGGTGTGTATTTCCAGATTCATGGGTCTGTTTGTGAGTCCATCTACTCAACTCGCGAAGCCGCCGTCGCCGCCAAGCCCTCGATCAACCTATAGGAGACGAAGATGAATCTTGACCAACAACTGCTGTTTTCAGCCAATCCATTGTGCGGCATGGCACGCTCTGAAATCCAATCTCTCCGCACCGCACTTGCCGAGAGCAAAGATGCTTTACGAACAGCAGAAGCAACACTTGAAACCGACCTTGAATGTGTAAGATTACAACTGTCTGATCTCCGCACCAAGAACGCCGAGTTGAAGTCGGTGGTGGAGAAGATACTAGATCGTGCCGTGTATGCAAATGCCACACAAGAGATCCGTGAAGACATCATGCTATTCGAGGACATGTGTGAGATCGAGCATGAATGCAAAGCCGCCCTCGCCGCCAAGCAGGACCAACCGAGCGAGGTTGCGTGCGACTGCGGAGCAATCTACAAAACAGTGATCCATGACGGTATGTATCTATGCGACAAATGTGCCGAGCAGGAAGGATCAGCAAATGAACTCAAGTGAATCAACCGGCGACCGCTATTTAGACAAACGGCCTCCTGCTTCATTAGCCTCAACCGCTAATAAGAAAACGCAAACTAAACCAACCGCAGAGGTGATTGCAGAGTGGAAGAAACGGAGGGATGGATGCTCGTTCAAAGACCCTCGCAAAGACACGGACACGGCGATGGCGTTGTTGCGCGAACTTATGTGGGATAACGACCTGATAATGACAGCCGATTCCGAATCCGTATTCCATATCCACACGGCAAGAGGGGAGCATGTTTGTATGCTCGAAGCATCAGGACCCGCTTTCTGCTACGCCGTCATCAACCTCGCAATCGAACTCATGGAGATCAAAGATGAATGACCAAGAAACAATCAGAGGACTACCGACCATTATTTGCCCCCATTGCGGATCTTACAATGTGAGTAAACGCTGGAACCTCTCCCGAATAGGTAAATTCCTTAGAAAAGATAGGTGGGATTGTCATTTGTGTATGAGATGGTTCAATAAACAGAAGGAGATCAAAGATGACTGACCATGAGCAAGCAACCATCGACCGCCTCACCACCGAACTCGCCGCGACTCGAAATACAAACGCGAGGTTGAACCGTCGCTGCCAAAAAGCGGAAGCAGCGGCAAGGTCAGCCGTTGAGATGGTTGAAAAAGCGGAGGACGACGGCGAGATCCGAATCGCAGGCGGAAGCCTTGGCCGTGCAATACTCGCGTGGAGTGCCTCGGATGCTCGAAAGAATCTCGCCGCGTTCAAGGACGCATTGACCGCATCTGGAGAAACGAAGCGGGAGTACATGGGCGAGTTTTCGTTTGGGTTCCCCGAGTTTGGCGAGGACGGAGAAGAATACACCCGAAACATAAATGTCCCGTGGACCACGATCAAAGAAATCATGGCCGCCATAAAAAACAGAGCCCGCACCACCCAGCAGCAAGGTAGCAACCAATGACCCCAACTAGACCAAACGACTCGGCGACTGCGAAGATGATTTCAAAGAAAGAGGGCTGGCAGGAGGTCTACTGCCTCGGCAAAGGGTCTGGGTTTAGTCCATACCCCGAACATGTAAGAGGCGGGAGGGTACCCGACCCCCGCGACTGCACGGACGCAGCGTTGGAGTTGCTGCGGTGGGCTGGCACCAACTATATCCAGGGGTTCAGTATAAACGGGCAGATGGATGGGCGGTGGTTCCTCGATGCGTGCGATGAAGATTACCAACGCTTCCTTCCGTGCAGCGGCCAACCTTTCCGCTACGCCGTCGTCAGCCTCGCAATCGAAGTAATGGAGATCAAAGAATGACTGACCAAGAAAGGAATCACAAATGAAGAAGATTGAAGTTGCAGAAGGTCAAAAGACGCTCCACCTCGACGGTGCCACATTGCCAGAAGGTATGGTGTTGCCTGCGTCGTTGGAATGGATCTCCCTTGGTGGCGGCACATTGCCCGAAGGTACGGTGTTGCCCGTGTCGTGTACGGTTTACAGATAGTCACCCTTACACCTCGCCCAACTCAAAGGGAATCAAAGAATGACTGACTACAAGCCCGTCAAGGGCACCCACATCCGAACCGGCGACGACGCTGCCCTCATGCAACGCATCATCCGATCGAGCGAGGACATTGCCGCCAACTTTGGCTGCCAACCCATCCGGCTCCCCTCGCTGGACTCCGCCCCGTTCTACACCGAAAAACTTGCACCCGATTTGCGCATGTACGAGTTCGCCGACCGCAAAGGCCGCCCGCTGTGTCTGCGTCCGGAATGCACCAACACCATCTCAGCGATCGCCGATGCGTTCCCAGCGGACACGCTGGTCTACTACGCCGAGCGGTGCTGGCGGTACGACAAACCGCAAGAGGGCCGCTACCGCGAGTTCACGCAGTTCGGTGTGGAGTGGTTGAATCCAACATCGTGTGATGGTGAGGTCGAGTACGAAATCTCCCTTCTTGCGATTCAGATGCTCAGTGCTTTCCTCGATCGGTTCGACTTTGAGTTGAATCTGAATGTGAATCGAGGCTCGGCGTACTACAAAGACGCTCGCGGCTTCGAGATCACTTGCGACCTGCTCGGTGCTCAGAAACAGATCGTCGGAGGTGGTCGATACAAGAACGGCATGGGCTTCGCGTTCGGTGTCGAGCGCGTGATGCTCGCGCACAAGCGATCTGCGGAGTGCGAAGGAACCAAAGATGACTAACCGAAAAGTAATCGGAACTTGGGTGGATCCACCGTCAGGGTGGAGATATGGCTTCCCCCGCATAAAGGAATGTAATACGCCTACTAGCGAGTGGCTTATTGAAAACGGGTACCCTGAAAAAGAAGTCTCGTTTGCGTGTGAAAACTGTCGATCTTGGATCGCTTATGAAGGGGACACTGATGACTAACAACGAAACAAAGATGACTTACCGCGAACAGTTGATTGATCTCAAGGAAGCGTTGCCGGAAGAAGTATGGCCGAGAGAAATCCTTATTCCAAAGTTTCACATCTCATATCGTCGAGACTCGGACCATTGGGCTGTTATTTTGGACCAACACGCCCTCGACATCGTGACCGCGCGTGCGGAGAGGTGGCTGTTGGATAACGGGTGGACAATCGACAGACGAGGATGCGAAGTGTTGTATAGCCACACGCAAACACGAATGGAAATCAAGTATCCATTTAGCAGCAAAGCAGGGATCTTTGACTGCATCATCGAAACGGTCGAATGGCAGGTGAAGCATGGGCAAGGGATCACGCCGACGACCAACAAATGAAGCCAAGTTCCGCGCTCGATGGGAGCGTGTGTTTGGAAAATCAGAAAACCATATTCCCGGTGTCGGGAAGAAGGTCAAACCGAAAGGACAGAAATGAACGACAAAAACAAACGAGTAGATGTATCACGATTGCCAATCACGCCGATTGAAACGCTTGATCCGCCGATGACGATTGATGAGTATATCGACGGGCGATTGTATATCACGCGATCCGAAGGCGGTGTGGAGTTTCGCGTGTGGCTTGCCGACAGTCGATTTGAACCCAAAAGCATGTACAATGGGCCACTCATTGATGACGATATGGAATCAGTCACAAGGGCGATTGGCGAGGCTATATTGATTGGGCGGTCAAAGGACATCAATCTGTCAAGCACCGAAGAATACACTGCCGTCTATCTCGACGGCCCGATGTGCGCACCGACGATCGTGTGGATCAATGTGTGGGCAATCGACAATATCGAAGAATGGGAGATCAACTGATGGCTAGTTTCAACAAAGTAATCATCCTTGGAAACCTTACCCGCGACATCGAGTTGAAGGCGGCAGGGTCTACCCAAGTCGGCAACTTCACACTCGCCACCAACCGGAAGTTCAAGACCGCATCGGGTGAGCAACGCGAGGAAGTGGCATTCATTGATTGCCAATCATGGGGCAAGACCGCCGAAGTCATGGCCCAATACCTTTCCAAGGGCTCATCGGTTTTGGTTGAGGGTCGGCTGAAACTCGATCAGTGGGAAGATCGCAATGGGGGTGGGAAGCGTTCCAAACTCTCGGTCGTCGTTGAGTCATTCACCTTCGTCGGTGGCGGTCAGCAGGGTGGTCAAGAACAGCAATCATTGGGCGGTGCGGGGTCAGGACCGGCGATTGACCATAACGACATCCCGTTCAGTCCAAGGGTTGATTGGGCCTGATGCCTTACTGTGAATGTACAACCGCCAAAGGGAATCTTTGCTCCCTGGTCGCCACTGCCAAAGACACTGATGGACTATGGAAATGCCATGTCCATCACGAACAGATGGCCTTCCGCTGTCAGCAGCGAGCAAAGGGCAAGAAACGGCCCGTATCCCGCCCCTCCCGGCCCCGAGTGTTGAAAGACGCTTCGTGGGCTGTTGAACAGATCCAGACCGTCCTGAACGAACTGGGCACGCCTCACGGTGAAAAAGTTATCCACAATCAATACACAAAGCCTGTGGATAGATCGGAACTTATGGATGGATTTTGTGATCCGCCATTCTCGCCCGACAACTGAGTGTATATTGTCGAACACAATCTGTATTGCGAGACTGGCTCTCGTCAAAGGGTATTGGGATCTCTCCTGCCAAACCAGTAGCCACTCCGATCGGCTCTGTAGATCGGGCCGCCATGCGTCAGGGGTCTACGGGCCTAAGCGATCAGGCGGTACTTGAAAGGGTCAAGGGTGAGGTGAGCAACGAACGCCCCTTGGCATAACTTTTCAAGCGGCAGGTGAATCAGCAATGCCGATAAGAATGCTGAGTGATAGTGACGGGCCTCTATGGGGAACCAAACACTGAACAAATCCCCAGACCGGGGGTTGTTCCTTCTCTGTGACATATGAACAACCAATCATTGCTGATTTGCTTTACACCGTTATTCGGCTCACTGAATGTTCTTATCTTTCTCTTTTGCGATCCCGGCTGCGGTTGCCGCCTGACCCTGTATCTGCCGCCGCCTCTTGCATGATCCCGAAGAACCGATCGGTTCCCCAAAGCCCACGCGCGGACGCTTTGTTCAGTGGGTGTGTGCCGTCAAGTGGATACACATTGTCGTATGTCGCCCCGCCGCACTTGTTGAACATATCAGCACCGATTGTCGGGATGCCTACGGCGTTGAGGGCGTTCACGATTGCCACCATCTCATCGTGCCGAGCCTGATCCATATTGATTCCTGATGTCTCTGCCCAAGGGATGCCGAGAACAATGTCCGGGTACGCGCCGGTCAGGGCGAAGATATCCGATGCGTCTTGATGGATCAGGTCAAACAGGTCGGCCTGAAACACGCTCTCTGCCTTTGGTACGGTGATGTCCCGCTCGAAATTGTTGTGTCCGTAGAAGTACATGAGCGTGTTGGGTGAACCGTAGTTTTCCCACATCCACTGGCGGGTATCAAAGTCGCCGCCTGACCCATAAAAGATTGCCGAGCCGTTATCGGCACCGGACATCCATTGCTCAGGGCTTCTTGCCGCCCCCGCCCGAACAAGGTAGATCCCAAAGTCTGTGGCGGGTGTGGTTGCGTCGGTGTATCGCTGACGGTATCCGGGCAGGATGAAGGTCTCTTTATTGTCAATCGCATCGTCTTCTTCGAGCAATGTCCAAGGGCGGAAAGGGGCTGTTGCCGTGCCTGTCAGGTTCACCCCTGTTGAAATCATAGTGAGGGATGCTGACCCGTTGGCAACCGACAGTGTGACTGATTTTGAGTCTACTGATGGGATTGTATGAGTTGTGAGTGATGTGAACAGTTTTGTGGTATTGGGTATGTATCCTTGAAACCGCAGCCTCATATCGTATGAACCACCGCCGGTATTGAGGTCGGTGTTTCCTCCGCAGACCAACGCGATATGGTCCTGCCACCAAACACCGTCGTCGTCGATCCAGTTGTCATCGTAGAAGAAGTGATCTGTTTGCCCGTTGCCCGCCTCAATAGACAGGTTGGCAAAGAACTGGGATGATGCACCTGCCTTGAGAAATGTCCACGCCATTGGGATCTGTGAGATGTCTCCAATACCTGAGTTGGTGAACAGGGTTGATGCTGCTACACCAAGGTTGGAGACTACATCTGTACGATGCCATACTGTGCTATACAGGTAATCAACTGTAGTTGAGACTTTGTTGACATCGAAGATTTCATTGGTCGTCGTCACCATGACGGGAACGACTGAGAACCGGAACGGCCATTCGTTCTGAATAGCTTTCAACCCTCTCGATTCACCATTGGCAAACTGAGAGTTTGACGAGATGCAAAGCCGCACCCCCTCACCCGCAACGAAACGCCGGGCAACATCGGTGTTGCCAACATAGTTGGCGGTGCTTGCTGCGGTGCCAAGGTCTGCGCCTACGCCATAGACGGGCTCGCCCAGTGAGTAGAGCGGGTCTCCATTTTGCAATATCGGTAATCTTGGTGGCATTTGTGGTCCTGTTGTGTAGTTGAGTACGGTTTCCCAGACTTCAATGAATGGGTCGTCTGGTCCAAGGTCGGGTTGGGCGATAAGCAACGCGAGTGCTGTGACGAGGGTGCGAATCATGTGAGGCTCCCCAAAACCCGCACCCCGCGTGGGGCTCGGCGTGTGTGTGGTTGGTGCATACCCGCGATCGCCCGGCGTTTGCGGATGAAGTTGCCGTAGTAATCTAGCCACACGCCGTCGGTGCGTTTGCCTGTTGGGTTGTCGGGATCGCCGTCGATGAGGCTGTTCTCGATCACTGAGCCTTCCCATTCGGCGACATTCTTGATGCCTCGCGTGGACAACGGTCCGGTGTCGATGTTGTTGTGGGCAATGGTTTGCCGCGATGACGGCCACGCCCCGGTGCCGTCATCGGCACCATCTGCAAGAGGTGCGATGACGATCGCGGGGTTTTGGGTGTCGTTGACGATCTTGTTTGAGCAGATCACTAGATCGCTGGTGTTGGGATAGATCGGGATGAGTGCGGTGCCCGGCTTCGTCGGGTCATGACCGTGGCTGTTGCCTCCGATAAGTGTGCATTGGTCTATGCGTACATGCTTCACATATCCCGGCTTGTTTGGCGGACTCATTTGCCCCATCGCGCACCCACCGTCACGAAGATCGCACTTGTGGACATGAAGGAACCTGTTGCCCTGCCCCGTAAACCGGATGCCCTGCTTCTTGTGGGCGTTGCGGAACTTAGAGTTGATGATGGTCCAATAGTCGATCAGCCCGGTCGATCGCAGTCCGCACTCGTCTGTTGATACACCGATGTCACAATCGACCGTGAGAGCGCGGTAGATCCGTTCCGTGGTGTGCAGGCTGATCCCATAGTTCGTTGTTCCGGTCGTCTTGAAACCGTGAATCAGTGTGTTGTCCGCTCGATCTTGCAGCGATATTCCGCCAAATCCACCACACTCTCCGCCAATGATGCGACACCACGGGGCCTTGATCTCGATCGCGTATTTGCCGTCGCCATTGATGCGCGGGTTGATAATGACTGTTCCTGGCTCGGTGACTCGGATTCGTTCGGTCGGGTTGTTGATGACCGGCGGTGCGTTTGATGCGCTCGGGACCATCATCCACCCGGTCGTGTACCGGCGTGCGAATCGCCACCCGACCTTGATGTGTACGCACTCGGCACGGATGCGGGTGCCCGCGATGCCGTAGCATGAACCCTGGAATCCCCAATCGGTGAATGGGTCGATCGGGTTATTGTCCTCGTCAAAGAATGACCACTTGATATAGTCGTGGGCGGAGATGTTGAGCCGTTCATTGAGCGTGCAGATCACCAACGCAGGGGTGTTGCGGGTCGAATAGGGCGAGATGTAGGATTTGATGCGGGTCACCGGATAAGCCTCCACGGGAGGATGCGGGTGCGTCGGTATCCCAGTGCCTTAGCCCATTGGTTGCACGCGACCTCGAAGGGTGATTCGTTTGCTTGATCGAGCAGCCACGCGGTGTTGACCCAGAACAGACACCGGGCACGAGCGTCGCGGATGGCCCGACCCTTTTTGCGGACGCTCGCTTCATTTCTAGGAATGAAATCTCGCCCTCCATTGGCATGAACCGTCACTGTGATAGGTTGTTTCGTGTTCTTGCGAATAGTGCGGACATCTCGGGCGGTTATTTTTCTCTGCGTCGCCGAAGGAAGGGGTCTGTACTCGTTGAGGAAAATGAAATCGAGGTCAGCCAGATCGTGCATCGCGTTGATCGACGGCCAATCTACGGACTTGTCGATAGTGATTGGTGTGTTCCAAACACCAACCTCAAGTTTGATCCCGCGTTCGTATGACTCAGATTGAATCTGTCCGATACACCGGATGACCAGATCCATTTCGGCGTTCGTGCGTGGTCGGTTTCCCGCGTCGAATCGGTATTTGCGTGTCGCCTCGTCGTCACCATATGGCTCATAATCGAGGTACGCCATGATCGGGTTATGGGCCTTGTCAAGTTGGTCCCTGACGACTCCTCGGAATCCCGTCTCGGGCCAGTCAGGTTTAGTGGCGAGAACTTCCTCGGCAGTCTTGCGGAACAACCCATCAAGACCGTGACCGAGTGAACATTGGGCACCCTCGCCGACGACAAGGTTGCCGAGGTCTGAGTTCATCACGATCTCGCGGACGCGAGGGATCAGGTGGACGCTCAATGATCCACCAGCAGCGATTGACAAAATGACGGGTGCGGTTTTCATGGCGACACCATCCTGAGCCGTTCGATCTCCGATTTATTATTGAGGATCTGTGACCACTGCGATGCGTTCAGCGGTGCAACCGTCTCATCATGTGCGATTTGCCACGCCCTAATGATTGTGAGTTCATGGCGATATGCAGAGAGCTCGGTATCGGTGCGGCCCCATCGCTCTGCCGATTGGAGTGTGTGCTTGTAGACGGTCTGGCTCAACTCCCGATCATTTTCTCGCAGCCCGTCAATCGAGGCGACGACAACGGATTCGGGCACATACGAGGTTTCAAGGTTCCATATTCGGTCTTCTTGTGCGTTGGTTTTATGGCTCAACGGGACAACGACGAGCGATGAAAAGACTGCACCGATGGCGATGATGATGCCGATCGAGCCGAGCGGGATGGACCCCTTGGATGCTTCGGTGACACCGACGCGGGCGACCATCTTCCCCATGCCCTCGTTGAGCAGCCTGAACTGCTCGCTCATTCGATCGGTCATGTGGTCGAACTTGGCATCAAAGTCCTTAGTCCACTCGCGGAACTCTTTGTGCGTCACGAACTTCGCTTGGTTTTCATCGTCGGGCATTTATCTTCCTCTCAACTTGTCAATATGCCCGGCGGACACGCCTTGTGCCCGGCGAATAACTGAGCGGTTGGTGTTCAAGAATGCAGCGGCCTCGGAACTTGATTCCTTGACCATGTTCAGCGTGTCGATTGCACCGATCGCGGCACCTTTGTTTTTCTTGGATGATCGGAGCGATACGCCCGCGATCAACGCGCCGATGCCGCCAAGCACGGTGCCCCAAGGCGGGGGGAGAACGGCACCAATGCCGCTCACGGTCTGCCCAGCACCAACTCCATTGATTTGCCATGATTCAGCATTTTCGGGTAGCGCGTCGAGTGCGGCCCGCCCGCTGTCGATTGATGCGCCGATCGCACCTTGCCGTTGAAGCATCTCGGCCATGAGTGTTTCGGCACGGGCAATGCCGGACTGGATCTGGTCTTTGACCGTACCATCCGGCAACGCTTGAATCGTTGCACGCTGTTCGTCGATCGTGGCACGGATCTCGAAGATGGATGTTTCGAGCGAATCATTCGCATTTTCGAGTTGGTCGATTCGTTGCTGCCAACCTTCGCGTGTCTCTTGTGGTGATAACGAACACGCCGAGAGCGTGAAGATGCACATAATAACGAGGATCATTGCACCTTGACTTGTTCTGTTTTTCATTGATTATCCTTTGTTTCTTAGTCTAATCGCGGTTTATCTTGTAAAACTTTTACGCGCCAAATCCGAATCCTGCCAAATCTTCTCTTGCCCATTTGGGAACATCCTTTGGATCACCCCCTTTGTTGAGGTAGTCGGCGTATGTGGCAAGCAGTTCTTCCTTGAATCTTACCACACTTTTGTCATCGCCTCTCTTTTCAGCCTTGCGGATTGTCTTTCTAAGGTTTCCTTCGCGCTCTTTCAACTCGAAGAAGAACGAGGTCAGGCGGTTATCCTCGCTGAGCCCTTGGCTGAATCGACCGCCAATCAAGCCTCTCGCGGCCAGTGCGCCGGAGCCTTGTGCTGCCGCCCGCTGTACGGGTCCGATTCGTTCTTGACCAACTCCAAACTCCTTGAGAAGCCTAACTTGGCCAAATGCGTATTCTTTGAGTGAAAGGTCTGCCCCCTCGCTCTTACTCCCAATCGTACGGTTTGTGAACGCCTCGCGTCCAAACCCGAGTTCGGCTGGGGCCTTGACAACCGGGCTTGTCTGTCCAAATAGCCAGTTGATCGAGTCCATGAAGTCCCGCCCGTTGAAGTCTGAGATGCCGACCAACCCCGCCACTCCCGACGCAACCTGCAACGCCCCCTCCTGTGGCAACAGCGTACCTACGCCGAGCGATGAGATGGATTCCGGGTTCGTGCCGACCTGAACAGCCAACTGGCTCTGGAGCCAACGAGGGCGTTCGTGTCGGGGCAGGCGATCCTCGCCGGCAAACAGTTCTTCCATAGCGTTTATCAGCTTGGGCGTGGACGCTATCTGTTTTGGGTCCCTCAATGATCGCATGAGGAAGTTTGGCAGCGATGCACGCATCCATGAGTAGAACGGGATGAGTGGGCGGATCACATTGGTCTCGAACTGTGACATATCGCCAAAGTTGAGCATGGCCCGCTGAGATGCCTGTGCCGCCGATACTGCATCCATGCCGTCGTCGAGTTTCATCAGGTATTGGGTCAGCCGGAAAGTATTGTCCACTGAGCCGTTGGCCGCGAACCACGCCCGCATTGCCTTGTTGAGTATGTTGGTCTTGGCAGCACCCGCAATGGCGCGTGTGGTTTCGATGCCTTCAACCAGCGGCCCAGCAGCGACGGTTCCCCGCCTGTTTTCCAGATTAGCCTTGTTGCGAGCGGTTCGATCCTTGAATGGGCCAAGAAATCCCTTTGACGCGCCAGCGGAGGTATCGAGCGGTGCTCGGAGATTGGTTGTTTGGTGGAGTGCTTGCTGAGCGTCGCCAGCCTGGGCCGCGTTGTCGAGCCCGGTGAGGTTCGCTTGCACAAGCAGATCGCCGACCCGCTGATCTCGTCCAGTGATCGGGATCAAATCGTCTGGACCGAGCCCAATCTTCTGCGTGGTCTTGAACACTTTACCACCAACGGGACCGGCCCCGTTGAAGTTCTTGTGCATCTCGATCCTCAAAGCGTTCTTGAAGTGCCGCATGTATTGGACCGCCCTCGCGGGATTGGTCAGTAGTTCGGGGTCATCCATCACCGCAAGCAGGGCGTTGCCCATACCGTTCGCCACCATCCACGACGGGTGCAAGAGCGTGCTGGTTCGGAACAAACTCGTAATCTTGGATGCGAGTTTCATCACACCCTTCAACCCCTCTGGATTGAGTGTTTGATTCATGCGTTCGAGTTGGGTTGCCAACGCTTCGGGCAGAAGGCTCTCATACTTCGCGTCGTCCATCATTTGTGCGGGGAGGAACAGTGAGGTCGAGTCGATTGCGTTGGGGTCGATCTTGCGGTAGATCCGCCCATCGCCCGCCTTGAATCGGTTTGGGCTGATGAGTTCCATCGTTGAACCGTCTGCGAGCCTTGCTTTGTCGCCGATCTTGAGTGCATTTTCTGGATCAGGAACCTTGGCAACAACGAATGGGCTGATCGCATCATTGAACCCCGCTTTAGCCTCGGCGATTCTGTCTGAACGAACCGCTTGCTGAATCAATACCGCTGGATCTGTCTCATAGATCCGCATGGTGTCCACAAGATCGCCGCCCACAAACGATTGCAGTAGGTTCAGATCGCCGTTGGATGCCATTTGGTTGAGTTCGCCCGGAGTGACCGGACGGCTGACATTGCGGAACAGGTCGTCGGTGTCGTCGCCGGTTCCGAGCGGGATGCCAAAGTTGTCGTGCGATTCCAGCACCGATTCATTGATCGCATCAATTTTGGCCGCAAGCGATGGGTTCTCGATCTGGATCTTTGCGAAGGTGTCGGCATCCGCAGCGGTGGCCCTTGCGATATCCATATCGTTGAGCGAGAACGCATGGTCGATCCCATTGGCATCTGTAAACTCGATCATGTTCGAGCCTCGCGCATCAGTGACATTGACGAGCGATCCGATGAGTTGTTCGGTGTCGGTGTTCTTGATGCTGCTCGCCCGATGGACGGCCCGCACCTTATCGGCACCCTCTTTTTTCAGAGCCACACCGACATAGCCGGTTCCTGCGGTGGTGAGATCGCCCCGGCGTACTTTGTTGACCCCGATTTCCTCGAACAGATCAAGGATTGCATTGGCCGATTGGTCGATATCTTCCCACAGTTCGGGGTTCTGTTGACGGAGCATTTTTCCTTCCTTGGCTCGCTTCATAATCCCGCCAAGGAAAGATCCGTCACCGATATTGTACACAAGCTGCTTCTGTCCCGCCCGCGTCTTTCCAAGAGCCTCAACTTGCAACGAGATCAACTCTCGAAGCGTGTCATAGTTCTCGCTTGGGATATTCCGTTTGGTTGCAATACTGTCGAGCCCAATATCCTTGAATCGCCCTTGCCCTCGCCGCCATTGTTCGGCCATTGCGCCACCAACATCCTCGGCACCTGTGACGGCCCGACGGTGTGCGGCCATGCGTGCAGCAACCACGCCGCCAACACCGCCAAAGTTGACAGCGGTTCGGAACCCGATCTCAGAGAGAATCTGATCTCCATCAACCACGCCAATAGTTCGCAGCATGTCACCGATCTTGGTGAACGGCATATCGCCCATCTCGCCCGCGTCCAGACGGAGAATCTTCTTGGCAACATCGGTCATCAACCTCGCCTCTGAGCCCATGAAGTCGCGGGTTGCCTTGCCGGAATGGAACGCCACCTCTGCCGCGCCACTGACCACCTCGCCGAATGCGTCTGCGGTTGCCTCGGCGTTGTCCAAATCGGATTCGGCAAGATCAAGGAACCGTCCGTACTTTTCGCCCGCCCGCTGCTGGTGAACCGCGATGATCTTGAGCATGGCATCGTCTTGTCGTGCCGCGTCAATCACTTCGTCAAACGCATCGTCGGGTGCGAGATCGAGTTTTCGTGCAAGTTGGAGCCGCAGACTTTCCCGCTTACTGTTGATATTGACAACATCTTCGCTCGATATTCTGTTTGCCGCCGTACTAAGGTCTGAAAACTTGCGGTGTGCCTCGGCGAGTCGGAGATTGGCAACCGCGTTGCGTGTGTACGCCGCCGATGCGATCATGTCGCCAAGGCTCTCGCCGCCTTCGAGTGATCCACTGCCATTCTTCGCAGCATCAAACGAATCAAGTATTCGGCCTTGAAACTCAACAATCGTATCGGCCTCATCGTCAATGGCGATCCCGCCAACCCGTTGTGCCTTGATTTCGTCAATCTCGGCGACCAGTTTAGTGATTTCATCGTCGATCAGTAGCCGTTCGATCTCGAATGTTTCTCTGGAAACTGGGTTTGCTTCGGCGAGTGCTTCTTCACTCTTGGCAATCGCTGAGTTTGTCAACTGCTCCATCCGCTGCGCAATCCGTGTCGCCCCGTCAGTGGCGTTTTTGGCCGCAACAATGACCGCACCGCCATTGAGGTTCCCGGTCCTGGCCTTGGCAAGTGCCCGTTGAACAACCTGAGCGTGCCCGAGATTGATCGCACCAACGCGGATCTGTGGCGTGGTCAGTGAGAGTTGGGTGAATGGGATATGAGCAAGCGTCGCCCCACCCGCACCCTTGGTCAGATCAATGCCGGGGAGCGTGGTGAACTTGTCTACAAAGTCTTTGCTCGCGTTGATCCGGTTGGCGACAAGCGGGCTATCAACAATCTCGTTTGTCTTGGAGAGTACTCGCCGTCCGGTTTCGTCGGTGACTTCGATCAGGTCGTCGGCGATCCCACTGCCCTTGGTCGAGATCCCGAGCCCAAACTTGTCGGCGATCTTACTGAGCCGCCCTGATTCACCAAAGATTTCCTTGGATGCGAACTCGGCCTGCTCTCTCGGATTGAGAACCTTTGGCGAGGTCGCAATGGATGCCTGGATGCGCCGTGCAACTTCGGGTGCAAGACCATCAAGGCTCTCGCCCTTGGCAACTCTGGAAATACCCTTGCGCAGTTGCTTCTTGCCCGTCTTGGTGATGACAAAGGATGCCCCTTTGGTTGCTGCGATCTTCGCCCCGCCGAGCGGTGCGCCGATGAACGAAAGAGGGTCGGTCACAATGTCGATACCGAACCCGGCAATGGCGTTGACAAACCTGTTCTCGAATCCCATTGCACGCAATATATCGCCACCGAATATCTTGACACTTCCCGATTGGTCAAACTCGCCGCGTTCGATTGCGGCACGCTTGGCCTCTGGCAAGAAGATATCAGCGATCATGTTCTGCACCACATTGCGTGGCATGTCGATGATATCCAGAACCTTCATAATGCCTGGTCTCGTATCACGCCGATTTATCTGGGCAAGCCGGGAACGGATCTGGTCACTGGATAGTTCGTTGGTTTCCCTGATGGAATACCGTGGCGCGACACGCTGATCGGAAACATCCTTTGGCGTGTTGGCTCGGTTGAGTTCGATCGCCGAATCTAGCCGGATTCGGTTGAGGTGTTTTCGTTGCTCTCTCTCGGTGTCCGTCTGTGCAAGAACCGTTGTCGCTGCTGGGCGGACAATGCGGGGTGCTTGGCTTAGCACGGTCGGGGCTTGGGAGATGAGGGAGGTCATTTATTCTTTCGCAATAACCCTTAGTCGTTCGATAAACTTTCTGTATTTGGCCGAAAATCGTGTTCTTTCATTGCTCGGGTTTGCGCCCCCAGTAAACTCTAATACCCCAAGATTCTTGAATACATCTGCGATATCTTCCCGGCTGTCGGTTTTCTGTATTTCGATTTGGTCAAGGATATAGGAGGAATACCTTGACTTTTGTGATTGATTCATCCCTGCAAGCAGGCTCTCGATATTTATTCTTGATTCCTCAAAGTTTTTATTAGATAAGGGGGACACCCTACCCGTACGAGAAGTGACCAGTCCAGACACGGAATCAATGGCTTGGTTTGTTTGAGTAAACCCAACATCTGTTTTTGTGTCAAATCCAAGATCGTCAGCAAGCGACTCTGTTTCTTCTTGTATTTCAGAAAGAACCTTATTTTCTTTCGCCCGATCAACCTGCAACTGGCCTTCTTCTCCCGCTGCGCCACGGCGTTCTGCTCGCCCTGCTTCTCCACCCGCTGCGTTGGCCTGTGCGATTCTCGCATCGTTCTCGGCCTTGAGCAAGTTCTGTTGTGCTGCGATATTCCCCGGCTGATTTTCAGCATCGGCGCGTGCTTGATTGAGGGCAATCTGTGCTCTTGTGTTTTTTTCTTCAACACCCGCCTGTCCCGCCTCGAATCTTGCATCCCGAGTGGATTGTCCAAGGTCGGCGGCAAGGCTGGATTCAGTGAGGCGTGACTGTGCTTCGTTGAGCCGTGCTTGCTGTCCAGCGGACGCGACCGTTGCCCCTATCAAGAACCGTTGATCTTCAAGTTGCTTGTTGACCGCCGCCTGTCCTTGTCGTCCAAGGATTCTTTGCCGCACTGATTCATCTTCGTCGGTTGGTATCCGTGGCGTTCGTTCTTGGAACGGGATTGGCTCGTTGAGTTGGGCCGTGACTTGCTGGAGTCGTTCGGCGATCTGACGCTTTTCCTCGGGGTCAACAGCATCCTTGAGTTGGATGACGAGTTGCTTGCCCTGAGCGTTGAGGATATCAAACTTCTGCCGGTTGAGGTTGCCGAGATTTTCCCGTTGCTGTTCGACGGGGAGATCGCCTGCGCCGGTTCGGAACAAGCGTGACTCGCGGGACACTTGGCGTTTGTCGATATCAGACTGGCCTTTTTCGGCACGGCTTTGTGCGCGGAGCCGGTTGGCACCCTCGATATCTCCAGATTGTTCGAGGCGAGAGATGAGCCGGGATCGGTCAAGCCGGGTGGCAAGATTGTCCTTGATCTTCTTCCGCTGGCGACGATTGGTTTCTGCGAGTTGGCCGCGATCAACCGTCCGTGGATTGGCTGTATCGGCGAGTTGATCCCGCTTCTTCTTGTCCGCCGCCTTGCGTTGCCGAGCGAGAATAGACCGCTGGCTGGCCGCTGTTCGGGGTTGACCACCGACAGGGATGGTTTGAGATGGATCTGAGGGATTCTCGAAGCGTTGCTTTGCCATAGTAGGCTCCTATTTCATTATGCTAGTATACACAAACTACCGTCGTTTGCCAAGCCTGATCTTGTTGAGTGCCGCTTGGCGACGCTGGCAGCCCTTGCATGGTTTGATTTTTCCAAGCGTTGCGGCCCTGATGATGCGTGCCGTTATATCGCCAAGGCCGGGTCCTGCGGTGGCGAACGGCCCTGTCGGTCCCGGCCCAGTGTCACCAAGGCCCTCGCACAAATTCTCAAAACCGTCGGGACCGTCGCCGCACGCACCCGCCTCTTGGGCATTAGTGGCGGGCAGCATCCCATCAGGGGCAATGTCGGCGGTGCATTGCAGTTTGATCCCTCGCACGCAATCGGGGGCAAATGCAGTGGGCTGAGCGGTGACATGCCAGACAATGCCCTCGCCGGGGTTCATGCCGGGCGTGAGTTCGTAGGCGTGTGTGAGTGTTCCGTCGCAGGCGTTGGCTATGTAGCGGGTAGCAACCTGACAGGGTTCAGTAGACCATGCGAGTTGGACAGGGGGATCGGTTGATGGATCGGTTGACGGCTCATAGAAAACGCCCTGATACTCGCCGGTGAGTGAGCCTGCGACGAAATCGCTTTCGTCATATGTGATAGGGGTGCCGCCGCCACAGGGATAGGCGAGCCGGATTGGTGATTCCGGCTCACCGCATTCTTGATCGCTTGGGGTGACCGTGAATGGCTCAAGGCGAACTTGTTGCCCAGTGACCCGGTAGATCGACCCCTGATACTCAACCGTTGCCGCATCCCCAATCTCGTTGATGGAGATGGGTATTTTGTCTTGGCTGTTCGTGCAGTTTACAGCATAGACGATCGGGACATCGTTACACGGTATGTCGTTTGGTGTTGCGCAAGAGTTACCGGGGCACGGATCTTGGTCTGTAAACTGTGCGCCATTGAGATTCGCATCGGCGTGTGTTTTTCTTGGAGATTGGGATTGGCCCGTGATTCTTCCAACTACACAAAGACCGCTTCCGGTGTTTACGAACTGGTCGTTGTTTGGATTATTGTCAGGCCCCGATTTTATGACGGTCGAACCACCATCGCACAAAGCGACATTCACATGATCGGTGAATGGTTCTCCGGGACACGCATAGCGGGGGAGCGGTGTAGTTTTTCCCGGTATGAAGTAAAAACCGGAAGGGAAAACTGTGCTGTCGTCGTATTCGTTGAATAGCGGGAGCGAACTTGGATCAGGATCATCGTACTGGAATCCAAACTCAACTCCGTCTGGTATGAAGAACTCATCAGTTGTGACAAAAACGCCAATGCTTCTCACGCCAAGGTAGTTGTCTGTCGAAGAGTTGAAAGAAGAACACGCGAGAGTAACGGTGATTATCAGGTCGTGATTGAGAATCGTGGTCACATCAAATATGCTGTTGTAGTGTGTTGTTTGGAAGTAGTTATTCTTTACGATTTCATAATCATGCGTGACCACAACTCGAAAATCGCCATTGTCTGGGTCCGCAAAAACGCCTCCACTACTGAGGTACCGAAGGTTATGAACACCGTTTAGGCTCTTTGACACCGACTGTAAAAACCCAACCGGGCCGAATGTTGACGCGCCAATGTTCGGCTCAAATCTAGAGAGTATCACACCCACACAGTTCGGCCTATGTGTGTGTGCGCAATCGTCAAGGTAGCACCCGACCGTTGGTATCTCATCACAACAACAATCCCCCACCATAACGGGTGCGATTGTTCCGTCGTCGAGACGGTTTGCTATCGCAACCCAAGTCCCGTCGTCGAGTTGTTTGGCAAGCGGTTCATTCATTTAGATCGGTGCGGATGGGCTCAATGGAGACTCTGATACAGAGTATCCGCCGATCCCGTACACATTCTCCGTACCCGGCGTGACCGGCCCGCTCTTGGTGAACAGGTTGATCCGAGCGTTGAGCCAGCGATTGAGCAAGGTGAGTGTGAATGTTCGTGAACTCTGGCTCGCGTCGAACATCCCGTTTGGGCTCACAAGAAGATCCGCAATCGTTTCCGCCGAGAGGTATTTTATCATACCGCCGTCTTGGATGACCGTGCCAGTATTGAGCGTACACCCCTCTTTGGCGGTGAGGATTGATTGTGCGCCAATATCGTACTTGGCATCCCGAGCCGATGAAACACGGGCGTTGCCGCGAATACTCACCGAGGTTATGTCGGTCGCGTTGTCAAGGATATTGACCGTGCCGCCGTCGATGAAGGCGTTTGTGACAACGGTTGCAGCCGCGATATTGGCCGAGGCCCGTTGAAGCACAAGGTTGGCGTGTGTGCCGCCGTTGATATTGGCGACCGTGCCCTGCCGTGGTGCCCACTTGGAGAACCCGGACACGCTGCCCGAGTGATTGATCGAGCCCGCCGCCCATTCGATATCGTCCGCCGGAACCGTAAGCACGCTGCCCGGAGCAACGATCCCGGCGTACCCGTTGGTGCCGACGATCTTGGCAAGGGTTCCCGATGGGCTGAGGTTGGTGTCAACATTGACATTGCCTCGATCAAAGATGATCGTGTCCGTTGCGACGGGCGATGTGAGCGAAGCAACGCCGGTTGCGTCGTCGATCCAGTTGCTTGCGTTCGCGTAATCGCCGTCTACTGCGCCTGTCCAAATAAGTATTTCTGCCATTGTATGCTTCCTTTATCTTGGTCGAATCCATGTTGATACACGACCGCCGTTGATTGCTCCGCCCGCGGATGCGGTTGTCCTAAATGTGATCCAGTCACCCCTGTTCCCTTGAACCGGGTTGTCAATAACCGTGAGGCTGTTCCTTTGGCCCGACGCAAGCGATACGGTCACGCCTGTTGCCGACGATGTTGTGTCAGTGCTTGATCCTGAGTAAACAGCGACCGTTGCCGTTCCTGCAGAGTTTGATCGAACCGACAAACTCATTGCCAAGATTTCATAGTCAAATGGTGGAGATATTCCGAACCCATCGGCTGTATCGCCATTGCCATAGGACCATTGAAATCCACCCGCCGTCGCAGTCGAAAGGTTTGATCCTTCCTCGGCGAAGATGCAGGCAACACCATCCCACTTGTCAACCGAACGCCTGCTCTTTGATCCATAGATCGCAATCCTGCCAGACCCCGCATTCGCATCGGATGTGGTCACAACAAACCGGACACTTGGTGTGTTTCCGTCGCTTTCCTCGTTGGATGTCTGGGCGGTCGAGGTCAGTTCTTTGGTCGTTGGGTACGGGTTTTCAACCCCGCCTATGAGCCGTCGAATCTCAACAACCGCCGAGCCCCACGACGCGGTGTTGGCCGCAGACATCCATGACCCAACAGTGCTGATATCGAGATCGAAGTGGTCGCCCGCATTCGTGAGGTCGATGGAGAATGCAACAGATTGATCGACGGCGATTGGTATTGGTTCGCCGGAAAGAGTCTTGGCCTCATTCTCGTTCGCGGAAAATATATTTGCTCGGGCAGATCCAGTCCCTTCGGTTGAAACCGTGATTCGTAAGATACGAACATTGTCGTCGCCTCGCCCATAGGCGTGCGGGGTTGCGGAAGAAAGAATCTTCGACGGGCTGTAGGGAAGTTCGATGCCGTCCAAGACGCGGGTGATGGTGAGTTCGCCCGCGCCCCACCCCGCACTGTCCACCGCCGACACCGACCAGACCTGCATCCCTGTGATATCAATATCCCAGAAGGAACCAACTTCGGTGAGGTCGAGCATGATGGTTTGGGTTGGGTTCATAGTGGAAGAATCGGGTTCATGTCGCAGTCGTAATAGTCAATATCCTCATGGACGAACAATCTTCGCACGATTGTACCAGAAAGATCGTCGCTGATGACCAATGTGCAGGGGTCTCCGGGTGCGGCACTGATGATGCGGATATTGGAGTAGTTCCTTCGCCCGGGCGGCTCGTCGCTGATCGCGTTCTGCTCATTTTCGGCGAACAGAATCACATCGTATGTGATCTTACTGGCAATATCGCGGACAGTCTCGCCAATGATGCTGGTCTGGATCGCACCATCGAGCCGAATCGACAACACCCGGCCACGGATCTCTCGCTCGGACAACGGGATATCTTGGCTTAGGTATCCCATGTGAGCGGTGTTCCAACATCGTAAAGGTCAATAGGCTTGGCAACGGTGGTGGTGTGCGTGGTTTGGTCGAGCCGGTATTGCTCAAGCACCCCGAGTGGCTCAACCGCCTGTGATCCGAGTTCTAAGTCGTCAGCGGCAAATCCTTTCCGTACACCGCTGCTCATGTACTTTGTCCATGTCCAATACTGCCCTCCACGAAGGTCGCGGATATCAACGCCGGTATGCAGGAACGGGAGCCCTTGAACCGTGTACAGTTTGAGTTTGTTTTGGATGGAGATTTGACGGGTAAGTATGGGGTTGAAAGAGGTTGGTTGGAGTTCTCCATGCCATATCTCGTAGGTGCCAACAAAATGCCCTTTCTGCTCTTTGGCCTCAAACAGACTGAACACTGGGCCAGCAAGACCGGGCGGGAGTGTGACCGACCTGTCAACAAAATACGGGAGCGTTATCGTGATTCCGAAATCTATCGTCCTTGTGCGCCTTGAATCGTCGTTGACAATGAACCCGCTTGGCGAGCCATATTGGAGCGTGATCGTTGCACGGCTGCGAGAGTTTGGATTCCTTTTTACTCTCCACCGTTTGACCGGGAGCCCGTATTGCAGCGAAGAAAGCAGTGGAACCGGGTCAACGGTTGCTGCGGATTGTGCCAAGGCGAGTATTTGCGGGTGACTAAGCGGGGTTCCTGGTGTCACCGGCAGGTTGGTTATGGTGTAGGAGTCAACTACATACTTGATAAGACCGTTGGATGTTCCCTCGGTGATCCCACCCTTTGTTTTCTTTGAGATAACATCGCCGGCCATTACAGGTCATCCCCCTCGTCGTTGAGTTCATCAAGTTTGTCCTCGATGCGGTCGAGCGATTCCTGTATATCATCAACCCGCTCGGTGATCGAGAGGTTCGCATTGTCCGATTTGTCCTTGGCATCCTTGATACCCTCGGCCATCTCATCGACAACCCGCTTTAGATTGTCAAACTGTTCTTGGGTGATGGTCATATAGTGGCCCCCAACCACGGTGAACGGACAACATCGTCATCCACAAGATCAATCACCACGATCAACGGATCGTCGGTTGTGAGATCCTGCGGCCAAGTGTACCGATCAATCTTGAGCGATTGAACCCACGACACGCCAGAATGAATATCAAAGTTGGCGGTCACTATACTTCCAGCCAAGGGCGCGGGTTGCGCCACCGGCTCGGGCATGAACCATACCCGCACCCGGTTCGTCAGATCGTTCGGTTCCCATATCGGAACACCGTCATCCTCGCTTGTTGACAAGGTATCGTGCCTGGCATCAGGCATAGCCACCCATCGGACAACCGTGCCCGCGAGTTCGTCGAAATCAAGATCGCCATCTCCTCCCGAGATCGGTGCTGTCGTGAGGCCGTCAAACACATTGAGGCTGAAATCGAGGCGGATACTGACATGCTGTAAATCACTGAGCGTGGTTCGCCGTACGCCTTCGAGTTTGATCGCCTTGGGCAAGAACCCAGCCAAGTTCGGAACAATCCCAACGAGCGGCCCCTGCACGGCATCGAGCAAGCTATGAAGATCGCCCGCCGCCTCAGGTGTGTCGCCGTCGCCAAACGCATCGTCGCGGTCACACACCACGGTAATACCAAACCCGCCGTCCGAGAGCGTCACCACCCCGCCAAGCGTTTGATCGCGTGTGCGCCATGAGTTGTATTCCACTCTCGGCGTGACTAATAGCGATGTTGTGAAGTCGTCGCGCACAATGGATTCATTGGTGCCGACGATATTTGTCACGCCCGCAATGTCAAGTTCGCCCTTGATCCACTCAAATAGGAGTTGGTCGATACTCACAGGCTTCCACCAATGACCCCTCCCCACGGAGCAGGGCCAAGCCCATTGATTCTCGCTGGGTACATCGAGTCGTTGGCCGGGTCGCCGCCCGGATCACTGTAGATTGGGAGCAATCCAGCGATTATATTCTCTGCAATGCTCAAAATAGGCTGTGCCTTGGCCGCTTTACCCATATTATTCAACACGCCGGCAAGGGTGCGGGACTTGAGGACATGCTGAAACTCAATGGGGAACAGAGAGATTGACGAGTCGATGGTGGTAATCGAACTGATGTCCGGTGTGCGGATAATCACCTCGGCCTCGGCAGTGTATATCTGATCGGGCATACGCGAGAATGTGAAGGCCACCACATTACCCACAGTGAGCATCCTGAACGCCTCGGGCCGCCCATCGGCGAGCGTCCGGGCACCGTACTCGTTCATCTGCTGATCGCTTACATGGTGGCAATAGCCCGTGTTGTCTCCAACAAGGCTTGATGTCGATGTGACCGTGTACTTGAGTTTGTTGTCGGGGATACTGGCAATAATCACCGCCGGGGCGGTTGTCACCGCGCCAGTCACCGAGATGCTGAGAGTGACCCGCTTACGCCGGAACGACCAATCGGCATCGTTCCAAACCGACATGATGGTATTCTGCAACTCTTGGTCGATGATCGCCACCGAAGGTTTGACCCTCGGCCTCATATTCATGCAGTTTTCCATCACATAGCGACGGATGGACTGTGCCGTGAACTCGATCGGCGACGCATCGGTGCTGTCCGCCGAGAACTTGCTGAATGTCGAGAGTGCGTCGTCCTCGGCGATATCAGCCGCCGCACGGAAGTTGGCCTCCCGCTCGGGCATGAACTGCGCAGATGCTTCGTAGGCACCAAGTCGCACAAGCCACCTCGCCCATTCAGCGGGGGGGCTGTCCGCGTCGATAATGCCAAATGACCGACCCTGCTCGTCAATGACGGCGAGGGCTCGATCTGCGGCTTTGTCGATACCAAGTTGCTGATTGGCCGTACCTTGGGCAAACGCCTTGCCGACAACGAGAAGGCTGATCTCATCCTTCGTACCAGATGTTATAGTGAGGGCCACGGTCTACCCCCTATTAGGCGTTGGTGTTGCCGATTTCGATCCAGAATCCAGAGTCAGCATCGTAGATAAACTCGATGCTGTCTGCTTGAAGCATCGAGAACGATGTTCCGGCCAGTTTCAGGTTGGTTCCCGATTGATCGTCACGAAAGACGATCGAAGATGTCCCTGTTTTCCCAAGGAAAAAGACCCTTCGGCCATCTTCCGCTCCACCAATGATGCTGTCAATGATAGATACAGAGGATGCGTTGATTCGGTGGTTCGTGGTTCCCGAGGAAAGAGAAAGACCTGTGGCTGTTGAAACGCTAAGCGGCTTGAATGCGCCGCTTGAGCGGATCGCGTAAATGGGATTTCCCATGATGATCTCCTGGTGAGGTGGTTTACTCGAAGTCTTGCAGGCCGTCGTATGTGTTGTAAATGATGTGGACAGAACCGACCCAAGTACCCGTTCCAGCGTCAGCACCCGAACCGTTTGTGGTTGCCAGAGCCACGGTTGTTTCAGCAGCGATCACTTCGGGTGTTGCGAATCGGGTAATGACCGCCTTGTTCTTGGCATCGAGAGTGGCGAGGGCGGTTTCAAGGTATGCGTCCGGGTCGGCGGCGGTGCCAACACTCAGATGCGTTGCGGTCGCCAGCGAGAGGCCGGTGCTTGATTTGAGTGAAATGAGGGTGATCTGAGAGTTTGCTGGAATCTTGTGTGAGATGTCAACGGTCTGTGCCGCTGTCAGCGTGACCAGTTCCCTAATCTCAAAGGTGCGAACGCCTGATGCGTGCGCCTGTAAGTCTTTGACCTCGCCGCCAGCAGCGAACTTGTTGACATTGATTTTCTTGTTTCCGATCTGTAGCATGATTTTCTCCTACTCAAGTGAGTATTTGTTTATGGCTATGCTTGCCGTGTCTTTCTTTGTTGAACATGAACCGTGCCATATCCATCCGTTCGGGCCGAATATCGGCGTTGTGTGCCGCTATTTCCTTCTTCATCTTTGTCGCCGAGTCATCGTAAGCCTGCTTGATTGCCATATCTTTGTTCTGCTTGGCAACGCGGGCTCCAAAGATCCGTCCGCATGTTTCTTCCACATTGACCTTGAGGTATCTGTCGCCTTGGAACACTAAGGATTGTGCTGGCCCGCCCGCCGGCTTCTCGCCAATATGATACTGGATTGTGCTGAGCCCTGCATGATACCAAGGGGTCGTGCCAGTCCTTATCCCGACACGCATAGCAGCCTTGGTTATCTCTCCATGCAGAGAGCCGGGTACGCCAGGCAGGTGCCGCCCGTCAACCTTGAACAAGTGTGGATAGATCGTCATAAAATGGACGGCAGCGGTAAGCCGCCGCCCACGAAAGGGTGCATCGCAAGGAGCTACGATGCTGGGTGATTTTTATGCTACAGACGCGCCCTTGCCAATCAAGTTGTTGGTGACGACCTGGCGGTTGATGCGCTTGCAGTACGGGGTAGCGACCATGAAGCCCTCACGACGGTAGAACATCGAGCCACCACCATGCGTGTTGGTGCCCTCCATGCGTTCCCAGTCGCCTGCGCCACGGGTCACAACATCAATACCCTTGGTGTAGCCGTATTGCATACGCCAGTCACCGGGGTTCAAGAGCATCATGCGGGTGTTGGAAGCAGCCGCATCGCCGAGGATGGTCACTTGACCAAGAACGGGGTGTTGGAAAGTAAGCCCCATCTCGCCAAAGGTGTAATCACCGCTGTTCACGGCATCCTGTTGGACAAGAGCGTTGTTGCCAATGCCCTCGCGGAGTTCGTCAGAGAGATCAATACCCATCAGGGCAACCGAGGGTACGGCCTGCCCTGAATCACGGATCTTGTATCCGATATGGCGAGCCATATTGTTCATATGAGACTTGGCTACCTGAGTCGCCGATCCGGTTCCGTTGAGCCGGATAGGGAGCAGGTGGCGGTTGGCTGCGGTCGAGCGGTCAAGGTCGCCGAACCAAGAGTCGCCAGAGGCAATGGTCGCCTTGAAGGTTTCACCAAATCCACCAAGGAACCCTGCGTCTTTTTCGCCCGAACGGTAAATCACGACGGTATTTGCAAGGCCATTGAGGTTGGCAGTGGTGGTTTCGTCGGTGTGTTCGAGGCCGATTGAGTAATCAACCACATTCACATCGGTCACACGAATGTTGTCCGCGACCAATACACCTGCTGCAGTGTAGAAGTCGAGGTACATATTTCTGGAGAAGATCCCGATTGAGTTATCGGTGACAAGGATTCGGGCATTGTTTCCGGTCGCGTAAGTGCTTGCGTCGCTCAGGTTGTCCGCATCATTGAGCTTTTTGGTCCCGCTTTGGGCACCGATCTTGGCGGTCTTGTCGGCATGGAGCAAGATCGTCATGGATTCAGATGCGGATTCAATAGAATCAGTCTGAACCATCTCAGCAATGTTTACGGCTGCCTCAGGCGTGTTCATACCCTTGATCTCAAAGATCGAGAGGCGTGCGATTGCGTCGATTCGACGAAAATCGTTGGCCGTTGGGTCGGTGTGATCCAAACGAATCTTCACCTGTGCAGCGGTCGAACGCCGTGGGGCATCAAAGTCTTTGGACAGGTCTTTGCCTGCACGGGACGAGTCCGAGTGTCCGGTGGTCATCTGATAGACCTTGGACGACTGGACAACTTCCTCGGCGGGCTTGATGATGCGGGCGGTAGGCGAACCAAGCCGATAGGCAAGGTCTGGTACATCAGCGTCGTATTGAGTCCTCAGCAATGCAGTGAGGTTGGTGAGTCTGGTTTCAACAATGTCGTATTGTGGGTGTGCCACGATTATTCTCCATCACGCACCCGTTGGCGCGTGTCAGTTTATTGGTGTATTCGCAATGGTTCCGAGTGGGTTTCCATTGTTCTGTTGCTCGATCATCGAATACGCTGCTGTTTTTTCGGCCATTGACTTGTCTCGGAACGGAACCTTGCTGTCTCCCAACGAGGGATTCGGCGATTGGAGTCCATTCAGACCGGCGGGGCCAGCCATCACTGCCTGTGCAGCCTGAGCCTTCGCAACCAGATTTGATCCCATGAGGCCAGTGGCGGCTTTTTGGGCCACCTGCCCTATTTGGGTAATCTGAGCCGCACTCAACGGGGCAAAGGAATCGTTTCGCAGCGGATGATTCGCTGGGTACACTGATCTTGCTTCCGTGGCCGCATTTTCCACAAGGAACTTGACTACACCTGCCATCGTCGGGTCGGTATTCTTCCCGAGGATGTCCGCTGTAATCTTGCTCAGCCCGGCATTTTCGGATGCCACAAGGCTTTCATGCTCTTGGTTGACACTGTGGTTGGTCAGTTGATTGCTGATTGCACCGTTGATGTCCTCCATTGTGATCGCTGCTACGGGCTGTTCAACTTGCGTTGCTTCGCCCGCGAACATGGATTGAAGGCCGGGAAGGTTGATATTGTTTCTATCAAGCAACTGTTGAGCCTCGCGGCCCTGTTGCAAACTGGCAATATCATCTGCGGTCTTGATTCCTGCGGTTGCCATTGCTCGGATCATCTCTGACGATCCAGAATAAGCAGTAGCCATTCGCTCAAGTTCTGCGAGTCTTGTGGGGTCAATAGTCGTCTGCGTGTTCGATGCGGGCGTTTCTTGCGTCGGTGTCTCAAGTGCTGCCGGTGTCTGGACGGCAGGTTGGTTGAGTGTTGGCGACGGTGTACCCTGTGTATCTGTTTCGGTCATGGTTTTTTACCTCTGGCGATTCCGGTGCCATTGCTGGGTTGGCGGTTTCGCGGTGTATGGTGGGTTGGCCTTACGCAAGGGTGCCACCTGTCTTACTTAGTGTATACCAACATGGATCGCGGTGTCAAGCCGGTGGAATGGATACGCCGCCAAGGATTGATTGGAGGTCGGCTTGCTGCGGGCCTTCGGGCTCGGGTGCCAGTTCATCTTCCTCGGATTGCAGGAGTCCGTCGATTTCCATCTGGCTGATCTTTGCTTCCTCAATCGCTTGCTGGATCTCGGGGTTTGCCCGTGCGATCGTATCCATAGATGCCCTTTGCAGAGCGTCAAGCATGATATTGACCCGAGAGCCCAATGAAATCGGCTGGTATGGCTGTCCGTCGAGCATCCCTGCCGCCGTCATGTTTGCAAACTGCATGGTTTCTTTGTCCAGCGGATCAATAGCCATGTCGAGGGTTGCCATGAGCCGCGAATAAGTTGACGGATCAACCGCGCCAAGTTCGATTCCTCGCTCAACCTGCGATACGCGCTGCTGCCGCGAGCGGGGGCGGAGTGCCTGATCTCTCAATGCGAGGGAAACAGGCATGGATGTGGGGTCCATATTGCCTATTTCACCGATCATCTGATTGCTAAAACCCTGCTTTGTCATGGAAACAATCAGGTCGGGGGATTCCGAGCGAACCATCCCGATTCCTGTGGCCGTGATTGTGGAAATAAGCCTCTGATACGACTCAACATCGTCCTTTACACGGTCATCAAGCGGTCTTTCAACCAGGTCCGCAGCAAGCTGAACCGCCCCGTCGGTGACATGGCTCTTGAGTTGCCCGCGATGGACGCTCGACTGGAACGCGGATTCTTTGACCTGAGAGATCATGCTGCTCATGGTCTGCTCAAGTGCGGGGTTTGGCGGCGGGTTCTGAATCTGCACGGGTGGCGAACCTCGGCGATCCCGAGCATTGCCAAAGACATAGCCCCGGTTGAACTCTTCCATGATCTCTGACTTGTCTGCCCTGCCACTCCCAAACCACGACTGGTCGATGAACCAGATCGAGTTGTTGACATAATCGTAGAGTTGCTGGAAGAATAGGGTGCCCGTGAGGTTGAGCTTATCCTGATTGTCGAGCATGAGGGCTGTGTCGGAAACCTTGTCCCGGCTTCCCGGCTTGCGGAACCCGTTGAGAAGAATGTATGGCATCCCGTTGAGTCCGATCGGGTTCACGGGGTTGTCAAAGTTGGGAACCCGATCGTCGTTTTCTGACCCGCCTGTGCTGAGCATCACATACCGGCGGTCGAATCGGTCTCCTGAGCCCTTGATATAAATCTCATGGACAAGTGCCCCTTTTTCTTTGGAGTGCTTGAAGTAGTCTGCATACATTTTTCCGCCCGAGAGGTAGTAGAATGCGTGTTCTGTGGGTGTCAACTCGGCGACCGTGTTCATCTTGTTCTGGTCAACCTCAAACAAGGCTTCTTCCCCATACACCCGCCTGATTGCGTGGATGCTCATCACATCCGAGTAGATGACGAACTCATTGTCCTCAAGATTGTCACTTCGCGTGGTTTGATCGGTCGTAAGGCGGTATCCGTCAAACTCGAACGACTTGAGTTTGGTGTTTGCCACCCCGTTGATTTGCGATGATTGAATGCGGACGCCTACGCCGTGCCGCCCGTCAATGCTTCGCTCAAAGTTCGCTGTTCTGGCCGATTGCAGCAATCCTGATTTTTCAATCAGCATATTTGCAAAGTTTTCCATGAGATCCGAGTCCTTTGCGCCAGAGATCCCGGTGATATGGTGGAGCGGGAGAGCGTCCACATTCAGTTTTTCGGGGTTGGTGGCGGCGGCTATCCGAATAATGTTGCCAGTGATCTCATTGATGGTGGCCTTGATCCGCCCGCTTGCCACCGTGTCATTGATGCTGGTTCGGAACAGGCGAGAGTATCCCCCGGTCGCTTGGCCCTGTTGGAGCCAATGGATGCCGATATAGTACGATCTGGATCTGCCCGCAGCAATCTCCATGTCCCTGCGTTCGGTGCTGGAATCTCGTATTTGTTCGCGCACCCATTGCGACAATGCCTGCGGGTTGGGAAAATGCAACATCTAATACTCCTGTCTATTCCTGCATTCGCGGGATCTCTTGTTGGTTTGATTCTCGAACCATTCGATCCATCGCGCTTGGGAACTGTATCTGTGGTTTTCGTTGGTCTTTGTCTGGATTGTTTTCGATCCGCATCCGTTCTACTTGGTCGTCCTCTCGGATCATCGAGGCGTTGAATGCCATCGCTGCCAAATCGGACACGGTACGGGTGAGTTCTTCTAGTGTTTCGTCACGGTTGACCGCGTTCTTGGCGGATTGGCAGACACACACAACGATGGTGGCGCACACCATGACGGTGACAATGAGCATGAAGGCGAGTAGGTCGGGTGTCATGGTTTATACCCCCCCGATTTCTGCGTCGGTATCAACTCGACAGTGAATGTCGTCAACATGGAGAAGCAGGATTTTCCGATCTCCGATAGTGATTTCTGACCCGCCAAACCCTGAGAAGGTCACTCGGCAGCCGTTCTCAAGGAACTCGGGGCATCCGTCGCCCATAGAAACAATCATCCCGCTGTTGAGTTGTCCGCGCCCAGACTCAGGAAGGTAGATCCCCGCATTGGTGACTTCTTCCACGGTATCGCGGACAATCGCTACCCTCTTAGCGTTTGGTGTGACAAGGTGTTGTATCTGTTCTGTTTTCATAATCGCCCCTTTTATACCCCGGCGGTGTTGTAATACGATGCCATTGAACGCCGGTTGCCCAATGTTTCGTCGCTGTTCTTACGCATTGTACGCTCAATATGCTTTTTCATGCGTCCTTTATTTTCCTCGGCCATTCGTGCTTCTCTAGAAACCTGCCCGCCCGCGATAGCCAACCGCGACCGGCACTTGTTGAGCATTTGGGTGAGCGCGTCGAGTGAGTGGTATCCGCTTGCCACCTTGAAGTTGATGACATAGTTGATGAGTGGTTTGATCTCGTCGAGCGGTTCGAGTTGATCGGTCGGGTTCCCGTTCTCGTCGTTGACCCGGCGTGCGGGAAACAGGACCACGGCGGGGAGCATGGGGTTGGAGTTTTCGAGCATCTGTGCGACCGCTCTCAATCGCTGCTCTTTGTTCTTGTGCCCAACACCACACTCGGTCACGCTATGGATTCCGTGCATTTCTTCCAGCATCTCGATGGTTGCCGATCCGAGGCCGGTGACAACCTCCATGAATACCTCGTCAATCGCTTCTCCCCTGGCAAGTTGGGCGATTCGGTTGGAGAGATCCATTTGGGTAGCAGGGAACTCTTCTTGGATCGTGATTCGGATCTGGTCCTCGTATTTGATTCGCCGTAGACCGTCCTCTTGCCGTTCGATGCGTTCCTGCCCGAGCATGGCCTGTACCCAGCCTACTTTGTCGCCGGTTCCGTCGCCCTTGGCCGTTGGATCGCATGAGACATACCGCTCAACGCCGTTCTCAATGAACTTGCGGGCGGATTCATGCTCGATATCGTATAGCCGGACCTGACGGACGATGCGGTTCTCGTCGCTGATCGGGTCGAGCATGTAGTTGGCGTTCCACGCTGAATCGTCTGATAAAAGTTTGTATTTTCTTCTATTCCATTTCGCGTCGTACACCTCCGGCCAGATTGACTTGAACTTTGGATTTGTTGATGGTCCGCCGACAGGACTCATTGATACCCATAGTGGTACGCCTTCTCTCCCTAGTGTTTTCTTGGCGATTCTTGCTTTTTTCAGATAAGACCAGAGAACATCCTCATGGTGCCACGGGTATCCTGAAAATACAGTGAAACCTTCGCTTCCTTGGAATCGGGTAAGCCATGTAGACGATATGAGTTTTTTGATATTTTCTCGCGTTGCGGCCTGCGTTTGATCTTCCCTGTGAGTCACATCGTCAACATACATTTGATTGAGATTGTTGCCCTGTCCCCGAGATGTCACGCCCACGCCAATAACATTGGGATTTGCCGTTTTTTCCTTATTCCAGACGCGAATCGTGGTCGTATTATTGTCATTCTTGTCAAGCCTGTACGGGTAAAGACTGTGATTTCTTTTTCCTGCGGATGATTTTATGTCAAACAACGCTGCCGTTTTGCTGATTGTTTTTGAGGTTTCTTTTTCTGCACGATGAACATACCCCATTTGGAATCTTGGATAGTCATTGATAAGTAGTGCCATATCCATTGCAATAACATTTGATTTGCCTATACGGGGCGGGTACAAAAGCATCACGCCTTCGTATTTGATACCCTCGAACTCGAACTTGGCACCGTCGGGGCCGATGAGATCGCCAGGTCCGACGAGCCCGTACTCGCTTCTGGCGTACCCCTCCCTTGAAAGCCAAAGTGACATTGACATCTCTACATGCGGGTCACCGATAATGTATATGTCGCCCCGTAGCCGAAACTGTTTATCTCCAATGTCGGATCGGGAAACATAGAGCATGAACCGCAAGAGGCGGGTTGCTTCGTAGACGATGCGTTCTTTTCGGCTGAGTCCGGGGGTCGGGGGATCTGTGATTGAGTCTCGTATGTCCTTGATTGCGCGGAGGCGGCTAATCCACTGTTTCCCCGCCTCCGCTATTGTTTTTGGGCCGGGCGGTTCCTCAGGATCTTCACCTTCGGGCACCGTTCCAGCACGCACAAGATCCTTGGCCTTCATCTTGTTGTACCGCTCGAACTGTTCCATTCCTCGCCGGGTTGATTCCTCGCACCCAAAGATCATGGCATCGAGTGTTATATCGACATTCTCGTAGATTGCGCTAGGATCGAGAAGCATGGCATCGTAGCTGTCAGCGGCTTTTTCGAGTGGTGTGCGTTCATCGGCGATATTCGACCAGTCAATGCCGTTGGCCTCAGCCTCGCCCTTGAGTACACGGAGAACCACATCGGGGTTCCACCTTGCGGGTGTCTCGTCCGGGTTATCCAAGTAGTACATACACATCTCGGAGAGTTTCTTGAATGCCTTTCGGATCCTGTCCTTGGTGCTAACAGTGCCATCTCCGTTTGTATCGCTTGAGGCTGAATCGGTGGGCAAGGGCTCGTCGAGAAACCCGAGCGCGTCGGTCGTTTCGGGCGGGGCCTGCACGGTTGGCGTTGATCCACTGGGCTTGTGGAGAGCCTTTGGGCCACTGTTTTCGAGCCATTGGAATCTCCATCCTTTGTGGTTTTTTTGTCGTCCAGCACAGCACGCCGAGCACGAAGCGTAGACAAGCCCTTGGGAATCACAGAAATCCTTAAGGCTTGCACCACGATATTCATCCCCCCCATCGGGCGGGTAGGCGATAAACGGCTTGGACTTGCGGCCTTGGGTCATAGCGCGGGTGAGTAGTCGATGTACAGATCGAGGCTTGTAAGCCCGCCCATGTCGGTCACGCCGATAAACCAGTCGAGTTCAGCGTTGGCACCCATGAGATCAAACTTGTCTTTGCCGGTTGCGCTCACATCGACCGTGCAGAGGTATGCCCCTGCGGTGCCTGCTGCATCGCTTCGATCGGCTGTAGGGGTGATGGTTGCATCGAGTTGCAGGTATCGGATCGTACCACGCTTGTCGGCAAGCACAAGAGTTGCGGTGCCCGCTGCGCCGTCCGCGAACGAGGTGGCAAACAGTCGCCCGATCTGGTCGCCCGCTTTTTCAGAGGGGATTCCACGGTTAGATAGCCTATAGAAAGTGGACAGGTTGGTGCCTGCCGACGAAAAAGCGTAATGATTTGGTATGCCCATGTGCATTCTCCGAGTGTTTCAAGTTTGTGTCTACCAACATAGTACACCGGATGAGCGTTGTTTGTCAATATGGGTGGCGCATAGAAAAACCCGACATCACATAGCCTATGATGCCGGGGCGTTGTTTGAGAGCGGGACTCGAACCCGCAACATTTCGATTATGAGTCGAAAGCTCTTCCAATTGAGCTATCTCGTTTTTCAGTCGCGTTTCCGTCAATTGTCCTGACGGGCCATTTAGTTTCAAGCCGCCGTATTACCACTATACGACCCGGACGAGGGTTTTGAGAAGCGTCCGGGAGAGGAATCGAACCTCTGTGAGCGAATCACTTGGCCTTATCAGATACGGAAGGCGACCGGGTGTTTCAGCTTGTTCGCAATAGTCTTAGGGTCATTTTCATTGCTTGTGCGTATGCCTCTACCATTTGGACCATACGGGCGTAGTTGTCAAATGCCCGCAGAAGGAATCGAACCTCCACTTTGTACGCTACTGCATAAACCTCAGATTGAGTTTGGCGAACAATCTGCATCTTCGGCTTTAGCCAAAGATGTAATCAAGAATCTCTTTTCCCTCCCTTACACTGTCGATAAAGGTTGAGTTGGCACGCTCCCGTGCTTGACGAGCCGCATCGCGCAGGGCGGCGATACGGTTCACGATTATTTCCTTCTCTTGGGCAGGCATAGCCCCTGAGAACCGAGTTTCCTTCCAAGTACCAACGATTTCGTCGATATAGATCAACTCGGTCTGTGCGGGGTGATGCTGAGTTGCCTCACACTTGACGATGACTTTGGGCTCTTTACTGGTCCGCATCTTCTTGATTGGATTGGACGAGCGATACAAAGAACTGCCCTGGTCAGACTTCCACTCAATCGCGGAATCGAGAGATGGAATAGCGTTAGCAAAGGTCAAAAGATCCATAAAGAACTTCTCAAGATAAAGAAGATGGGTAGCCGGCACACCAATGAGCGAGAAGTCACCAAGCTCGTCAGACTCCAAAATCAGGTCGGCGTTTGCCTGTGTGTTTCCGCTGTCTTGAGTTCTAATGGTGTCCAGTTGTCGGACAATGGGATGTCGGATATGGTCGATCAGGTTTTGGACGGTGATTCGTGCGGGCGAAGACTCCGTTGGGAGATCCTGCCCACCGTCGATAGACGGGGTGTATTCACGAAACCGACCCTCAAACTCGGCAGATTTTTGGGCCTGCTTGCAGGCATCGGTTAGCGACTTTTGCCCCTGAGCCTTCCGATCTTTTACAACTGCGATTACTTCACATAGTTTAGACATTTTCATGCCTCCTTTCGTTCTGTCATACTACCCCATCTATCCGCCGTGTCAAGTAAGTAGTCAAGAAAGGGTGCAAAACATTCATGGTCAATCTCAATTTGACACTTTCATCTTCTCGTTTCGTATCAAGATCCTTCGCACGGTGCATCGGTTCCACGGGTTGTCACGGAGCCTTGAGCCCCGTTCGTTGAGCATTTTCGTGATTGTCGGTGCCCTAAGCCCTTGATCGTACATTGCGCAGATTTCTTGGACGATTGCGGATTCTTTGCGGTCAACCACCCACTTGCTCGGGTCGGTGGGGTGTGCCTTGAACCCGGTGGGCGCAAGGTTGCTCATTTTCTGGCCCTTGCTCTGGCGATATCGCATGTTCGTGCTGGTCCGCTTCTTGATGATCCGTTGCTCGTATTGGGTGACGATCGCGGTGATGTCTCGGATCATTTTGGCCTCGGGTGAGTCTCCATTGAGCCCCCCCTCAACCGCTTCAATCCTGATCTTCCGGGTATCGCAGTAGTTGTACAGGCTTGCAGCCGGGAACCCGCCTCCGATACGGTCTGGCTTGGCAATCACAAGAACCTGGCCGCGCCGAATGGAGCCGATGGCCATATCGAGTTGTGGCTTGATCTCGGCATCTCGGGATACCTGTTCATCAAGGAACTCGCCAAGGATTTCATAGCCCTTCTCTTTGGCGTACTTGCGGCACGCATCAAGTTGCTGGTCTGCGGTGGCAAGGTTGGCGAGTTTGTCGGTCGGCCTCGGTGAATATCGGGCGTACAGGACGCATTTGGTTGTGTGTTTCATTCTTACCACCCCCCATCAATCGTGGTATAGACCTGGACTTGTGTACGAAGTTCATTGACCGGCGATCGACCATCGTTGATAGACGCGCGAAAAAACCAACGCCAACACCGATGTTCCGAGGGCATTCCTCGATGCCATGTGTGTCCATCAAACTGATATAGGTGCCCAGATTTGACGGTTTGGGTAGACGGGCGCATTTCGGCTATTTGTTCGCTACATGACTTATAGGTGTGGGTCGCCGACCATTTGGATATCTCAATGTCTTCGACGACAAACTCGGTCAGCGCACTAGGGCCAATAACACACAGCATCGCGCTTCCAGCCTTGTCCTCACTGAAAATTGGCTGGCCGGTTTCTGGATATCGCGGTCTGCCGTCAAGGTGCCATCCGGGTATACACGGGTACATTCCCGGCATGAGCATATGTGATCGCGTGTCGATAACACCGTCACAGTCGGGCCAAATCTTGCACATATGAACTATGGCTTGGCGGGTCAGTGGCCCGCCGTTTTTATATGCCCAGTCAAACGATCCCCAAAAAATCATTGGTTCGTCGCGGATCTCGTCTTCCGAAGCGGTCACGACAAGCTGTGTGTCTATTAGTCTTGATGGGAAGTTCATTCTGTTTCCTTTCGGTTCACCCCTTGTACCGTCCAAAGAGTCTGTTTTGTGTGATTATAGCCAGTTTTGGCGTGTTATCGCGGTTTACGCTGTAAAGTTTTTACACGAACTCAATCTTTCGGCGGGTTCTCAAGCAACTCTTTGAGCGTGAGAAGCAGGAACCATGCGCCAACGGGCACCTTGGCGCCGGACAACTCGCATTCTGCGAACTTCTCGACCACCCTTTGTGCGGCGCGTTCGATCTCGCACCATCGGGTTTCCTGCGGCGTGGATTCGTGGTTCAGGGCATCGGATACGAACTTGGATTCGATAACCCCTATTGCTTTGTTGATTTCTTGATCTGGATTTGGTACACTCATTTGATCCTCCTTTCAAGGCTGGGCTGTGACGGAACATTTTATGGGCTCGCGGTTGGTTGGTTTCAGATCCCCCACTTCCCGCGAGCCCTGTTCTGTTTTGGGTCGCGCGGGCTACTTTACGATCTAGGACGGGCCGGCGGGGTGTGGCAGTGTTGCCCCCAAGTTTGCGAGGGCTAACTATCATCCGATGGATCGGCAACTTTTTCCATTGCAATAACCATCCGAAAAAGTCGCTCGTATTGTTCGAGGGTGAGGAAGTTCAGGCCCATGTACCACGCCGAGAGCTTGCTGGTGCTAATCCCGGTTAGGCGAGAGAGGGTTGTTGCCCCGATCACCTTGCAACGCTGGGCAAACTCTTGATCCTGGGCGTTTTCTGGCTCAATATGTACTTTGGTCACGGTTTTCATCGTTCCCCCTTCTTGGGCATTTGCCCGGCTGGTGTTGAAAAACCCCGCGTCCCGGATTTCTCCGAGGGCAGGGCTGAGGATTCTATTCTTTGGTGACTGGCGCGTATTCCACGCCGTCTACAACAATGTTCTTCGGGCGGTCAGTGGGGATTGAATCCAGATCAATCCCGGTGCATTTCAGAAACTTGGCTGCGTCAAAGTTAGGGAGGGCGCGAATGAGTTTTTCGTGCCGATCGCGTTTACTTTGGGTGAGTTGCTCCCAAGCGTTCCGCCCGGCATCCTGGATTGAGTCGAACGCGAGCAAGAAGCCGTTGAGGTGTTCCGCGTTTTCTTGTTCGCGCTTTTGGTCATCGGTCATACTTGAAAAACGAACCCAAGATACCAGACTTATGTACGGCATTGATTTATATATATCTTCCGCAATATCTTTATGGGTGTGGTTCAGGCACGGCTTATCGAACGCTATTGGAGAAGGTGTGTTTGTGCAAAAGTTCCCAGTATTCAGGCTCCCAGTATTCCAGTTCCCAGTATTCAGGTTCCCAGTATTCCGGTTCCCAGTATTCCGGTTCCCAGTATTCAGGTTCCCAGTATTCCAGTCCCCAGTATTCAGGCTCCCAGTATTCAGGCTCCCAGTATTCCGATCTTTATCATTCATTTGATTATCTTTCCTCGCGGGTTATTCCGCAATCCCCGACAAAACATTTCAGCGTTGGCGGGGCGTGTTTCTATTCTTGCTTCATCGCTTCGCGGGTGGCACCCGCCATGTCTGAGAGGTCTCGCCCCGCGCCTTCGATCGCTGAGCATCCGCCAAGGGCGGACAGGAACAAGATCCCAAGGGCGGCGGCGGACAGGGCAATAGCCCAATGCTTCCAGTAGAGACGCGCGTACTCGATTGTTTTCATTCGATATCCTTTCGATGCTTTCGGCTCCGCCGTTCTGGTGTTCCCGTCCATCCTGGGCGGGGTAAATGCCTCGATCATCTCGCTAAAGTTGTCGAGGCTGGTTTTTATACTGTGATTACAAGTCCCGGAGGGAGGGTGTCCCCGTACCCGTACCCGTCCCCGTCCCCGTACCCGGTCCCGGTCCCCGTCCCGTACCCGTACCCGTCCCC